CAACAGCAACAGCAACAGCAACAGCAACAGCAACAGCAACAGCAACAGCAACAGCAACAGCAACAGCAACAGCAACAGCAACAGCAACAGCAACAGCAACAGCAACAGCAACAGCAACTAGTTAAACCAAGACTAGCACAATATGATGGTAATGACATGAATTTTGATAATGAGTTTGACTTAAATGGTGGAAAATATACCAAAAATGATATGAAAATGTTCATGAAGATGCTTAAAAGTAAAAATAAAAAGAGCACAAAACAAGCCACCAAAAATAGAAATACAAAAAAGAATAAGCACTAAGTGCGCACTATACAAAGTCAATCATTACATCGTCTGTATTTATAATAAAATGCAATAGCGTTTTTACCTCATCAAATAACATTATATTATTATCATTATATGTTGTTATTGGTTTCAAAATATTATTTTTCTCAAGTCCACTTATATATTTAAACGTTATACGCTCCAATGAGGTATTTATTATATTGAAAAAATCATTTTCAACTATATACAAATGAAGCGAGTGTGTATTTCCTTCTTTTCTCAATATTTTTTTGAGAAAGTTGACAAATATATATATATTTCCATCATTTCTATATGAAAATGAAAAATTTATTTCATGAAAATTTTCCCCTCTTCTATTTCCATAAAAAATAATTTTTTTTATATTATCATCACAATTTTCTACATAAATATAACACGTGAAATCGTAGTTTATACTTGCACACGAATATTCATGTATTGCAATTACGTATCTCCCATTTTTGGTTATAGGTGTTAGTGTAGATGTAGATGATGTAGAGACGGAATTTTCTGACATGGATACCTATGTGGATACTGATATAGTGACTTATAATATAACACAAATTAGTTTTAATAGATTTTTGGTATATATAATAAATATAATAGATATAAATATAATAGATATAAATATAAACCTATATCATATACTACCACTACATACGCAATTTCATATAATGTCTGCGCCAGCTGACAAAACCAAAGTATCTCCAAAAATTGTACCAAAGAAGGCTCCCACACCCACACCCACAACCGAATGCGAATGCGAAGAACTATTAGACATGGTTCGTGGACTATATCAAAAATATGCAGACGATGAATATCTGAAAACAAAATTGACTACGCATATAAAAACAACACTTCCCAATATGATTCAACAAAAATGCGATGAACGAAATATGCGCGAAGAACGACGCAAAACATTAGAAGAAACATCAGACGAATTTATACGGGAATTTATTAATAGTTCTGCATACTATTATAACCCGAACATCGACCTCTTTTTTGTTTATCAGCATAATACATACAAAATAATCAACGAGGATGAAATTGAACACGATATAAGAACCACGATTACTGACCAACAAAATCCCGAACTTTCAATTTGGAAATATAAAATCAAGAATAGTATTATCAAGAAAATAAAAGAACGCGACCTTCTATCATCTATTCCTGAATCTGAAACTATTCAAAGAGTTTTAAATGCGCTTACGCCATTTATATTCAAAAACAAGGATAGTGCAAAATATTTTCTCACTATTATTGGCGACATCCTTCTTCGAAAAAATACAAATACATATTTTATCCCATCGAAAACGAAACATTTTATTAGCGAACTTAGTGAGGAAAGTTATGCGCTTTTTGGGACGCCCAATATGATGAACCATATAAAATTCAAATTTTATGAACACACCTACGAGGAGTGCCGTATTATTGACGTCGTTGAAAACATTATTTCATTTCCTTTTTATACACACAACGAAGGTATTAAAATCGGTCTTTCGCATTCGATGTCGTCGTCGTCCTTGTCGTCACTTTCTAATCTAAACACAAACCTTGTATCATCAAGTGGGATTTCAACTCCAAAAAGTCCATCTACATATAACTCGTCAAATATTATTCAAAAACAAAGTATGCTTGACCTGTTTTGTGTTGCCGCGCATTATTCAACACGTTTTAATAGTGCTGACTTATTCATTGAAAAACATTGCAAAGACCACGCAATTCGTGAACATGCATTTTATTTGAAGAATATTACAGATGATGAAATAATGACGAAATTTATATCTGTGACAATGGAACCATGTCAAAATGCAAGCGCGCGCATTACATGGAAAAATATGCTTTACCTATGGAAACTATTTGTCGAAGAAGAGAAAATACCGAATGTATTTTTTACAAATGTCCTCAAAAAACACCTTATGAAACGTTTCGATTGGATATGCGAACCATTACAACTGCAAACGAATTTATCCGACGTTGTTAGTTCCAGCATAGCCACAGCCACTGACACTCAGGATACGCAAGAAATATTTTTAAATGTCACGAGCAAACATTTGCCACTTGTTGGCAAGTTCATGTCCTTCTGGAATGAAAATATTACATGCAATCATAGCGAAATCGAACTTGAAATCGATGAATTGTCTACACTATTTTTAAACTATGGAAATGTATACCACGGAAACCAGAAAAATGTCCAGACAATTACAGACCAAACTATTTTAGGGTTCATTCGACATTTTTTGCCGGATATTTGCATCGAAGAAGACAAATATTTGATGAATATTGGATGCAAACTATGGGATAAAAAACAAGAAATTTTAGCATGTATTGAAGAATTTAAAAAAATGCATATGGGGAACGGGAATGGGAATGGGAATGGAACAGACATCTCTATCACATCTTTAAAGGGTAAGCATAAAAATAAGGATATATCAGTATCCGCGCAAACTACACAACACCCACCTACGACCACAATAACAACCACAACACTACCTATTTCTTTCCCTGTTCATACGATATATGACTTTTACTGCAAATGGGGATACAAGTGTAATAAAATGGTCGTAAGCAAACGATACTTTGAGAAATTCTTTATTGATAACTATAACGAATACTTAACAGAAAAGAATGGTACACTATGGTGGAATTATTTGTAATTTGTAGTTCGAATAAGGTATTGTTATGTGTATTTATAATATAATAATAGTATATACTATTATATTATTGTTCCGTTATTATCATATTATAAATTAATTAGTTAAATGAGTTCATCTTCAACACCATCATCATTTGATGGTGAGGGTGAGGGTATGAGTGCAGAACCATCCACGCCATTATCGCCATTCTCACCAAGGCGAGGAGAAATGGCTATGGGTTTAATTGAATTACATCAAGGTCAAGTCGGTCCATTAGACTTTGTTGCAGTTGAACAACTTGCTCAACTTGAGGCCGCTCTTGTTGAATTAAACAAAGAATTTAAAAAAGAAATAGATGATGATAAGACTGGTGTTGAAAGAAATGCTGAAGAACAAGACTTTATGGCATTACAACCTTCAGAAGCTAATGATGATAGTGTATTTAGTGTTGGCGCGGAATCACAATTTTCAGACTCTACTCCTCGAGCTGCAGGTGACCCCGTCCTTAACTTACAACAAAAACTAACGTTATTGTGCACTCTGAGGGATAGTTTATCATCCAAAATACTTAAGAATGGTGACAAATTTTTTCAGGAATTGCAGACTAGTGTAGGTATACCAGTATATGGGAACCATCCTATAGTAGCAGTATTGGGAAAGGGTATGTTAGTTCCAATGCTTTCATTTTATGGAATTGCAACAAAAGAGACAATAGCAGTAGGTATTAAACCTAATATACCTGGCATAAGGGCTACACTTCATGAAATGACACAACGACTTTTTACAGATCCAGCGGGATTTACTCCTGTACTATTTCCTGATTCAGCAGTAGACTGCACTATGCCTACTGCTGCAAATATGGTCTGGAATGTAAGGCTCAAATTTAATGGAAATATTTTTACACTTCTTACCTTTCGTGTAGTAGCCATGACGCATATAGATTTCCCTCCACAGCAACTAGCATCATCAGGTCCTTCGCATCTTAACCTATCACTTCCAAATAAATACATACATTTATTATTTGCTCTTTTATCAAAAGCTTGTGCAAAAGATTTTAATTGTTTATGTGCTATGCCTGATATTGATGTTCAACTATTTAATTTAATATTTAGTAACCCTCAACAACTCGCCGATTTTGCTTCATTTTTTAAAATTTTTCTAGCAGCACTCGCTGACCCTCAACTTGACTCGAAACGAAGTTATATGATTACTGCTCTAAATAATTTGGTATCAAATTATGTCGATACATCACAAACAGGTGAGACTTTAGCATATAAAGTGTTATTTGATGGTGATGTTTCTGGTTCAGGTGCTAACACATTTAATCCTATCATGAGACAAATTACTCAACTTATTCAAATATTGAGGCTATTAGGTATGGAACTTCAAGTTTCATTATGTGGTGGTAGAATGATATATAAGTTGGGCGATGTTCTTATAACAAGAAGAGATAATGTTTTTACGGCAGTTGCAAGTAATCCTCTGGCTATTGCTGCTCTTGGTGGCATTGTTAATGCTCAAATCTTAATAGATGAAATGTTGAAACCATTAAATTCGCCATCAGATGCAGACTATACATTGACTTTTGCAGGATTGGGTGCTTTAATTCCTTCTTTACAAGACCCTGGATTTGTTCAAACACTTTTAATGTTTTTTACATTATGTTCTCAACTTGGTATCAAAAAAATAATTGATGAATTTTGCACATCTAGTCGAGATGCAGCATTATTTTTAAGAGAACTTGCAGTTATTGGTATGTCACTAGTAGGTGGCGACTTTCAACTTTCTTCGACAAGAAGTTCGTGTGACGCATTGGCATTTTTAGATAAGATAAATATTAGAGATGATGTAAATCCGGTTCTTAATACGTTTCTCCAGCAATTTCCACGCGACACTAATCGTCCTACAAAATCTTCCCTTGCAGAATTCGACCTCGTTCCTAAAATGCTCTCAGGTGATTATATAAAAAAAATAGCCGGTTATGTTTTTCGCAGTGGTTACACACCTATAGCAATAGCAATGCCTGCAAACATAGATACAATAGCAGATAGAATAAGTAGATATTCCATGAGCACCGATGAAGGATTTTCTTCACCTGTTAAAGTATTATTTGATATTTTTTTTACATTATTTAGTATTGAAAATTTTACAAATCGTGCTTTTGTTACCCAAAAAATTAATAAAGAACTAAAAAGAATCGCTATATGTGCAAGTATTTTATTTTTCCATTTTCAAGAATTACTTCCAGGATATGCAGTTGGAACAGAACAACATACACAAATAACTATTATGCTTGAAATATTAGGCAATGTTATAAACTATGGTTATAATCCAATATTTAAGTTGTTAAGCACCGAAATACATAATATTATGACTGCTTATGCATCATGTTTTGTTCAATTGTTACACTTGTATCACCTTGGTGTTGTATTTTATTCACGAGTTCCTGATGCTACATTACCAGCAATTGGTCCTAGAAATACAACAACATTGGAAACTGCTTGTATGAATATGATAGACCCTGCTCATGTCCCTGCACAAACTGAAGGATTACTTCACCCTCACATGCAAGATATTATCACACGTGGTGTCGGATTCTTACGTTCTATTCAAGGAAATGGTATTCTAGCTAGTTTGCTTCAAATAAAAGAAAAAGTCAAGACTGAAGATTTAAAAAATAAAGAAATGGGTAAATTTTTAACATCGGTTGAAGCTTTTGATTTATTTTTACGAGATTTTGTTCCTATGTTGGTGCCACCTTCTCCTTTAGTAGCTTTGTTAGACCCACTTTTTGAAGTTTTTCGTAGCCCTGGATTGGGGTTAGCAGAACTTATGCATTTTCAACCAATAGTTGTTATTAAGAGTGAAAATCTTCTCGACCCTGTTGATGCAGCTGACCTTCAAGGATTAAAAGTTACAGGAGAGTATCAATTTGGTGTATATGTTATACTATCTATTTTTGGAGTAAAGTTTAAATCCGAGTGGAGTAAAATTTCTTTATTCACAAAAATGTTATTTCATCAACTGCTTTCTAGGGGTAGTAGTATGCGTGATATATGTTTAACTCTTTTAGGCGTTGATTTATTTAAAGTTGACCCAGCAAAAATAAGAGTTTCATCTGAAAATTTTATGAAAGACCAGGCACTTTTTCTAACATTACAGCCATGTGGAGTAGTATTACCTCCACCACTACAAACATATTACGGAAATGATAAACTTCATCATGGTATTGACACATATAGAAATAGATTACTTGATACTGGACAAGTAACACATTCTTTTCTTTATCCACATGAATACGATACAGATGATGATGTTCTTTCATTTGAATTTCTTAATTCTGAAAATTTAAGGCAATTAATGGCATGTCCTGGAGGAGCTTTTCAACGTTTACTTCCTGATGGACTTCAGCCAAGATCATATGAATTTTTACTTAAACGTTTAACAGACAAATTTAGTATGTTAACTAAAGAATGCGATGAAATAGTAAGACAAGAATTACATCGTCTTCATGGTGGAAGAAGTAAAAAAGATTTTAGAAGTGAAGTTAAAGTGCAAGAGCTTGATGCATTTATTGATAGTTTTGTTTTTGAGTTATTAAGAGCCGGACAAGTTACAACTGAACAATTTAATGTATTTATAACTAATTTAATAAGTTCTACAGGTGATGTATGTTTTGAAGGAAAAGAAGATGATGTATCCAAATTTAGAGAGTTAGCACCAGACCAACGTAGATATTGGTTAGACCATTTAATAGAAATGATTGGATTTTTTAAAAATTTAAGCATATCTCATCCCAATCCCGATTTTCTTGAATTATGTAGACAAAATATAACAAAATATTCTAAACTATTATTTTTACTAAAAAAATATTTACTACCTAAACCTACACAACCAGGATTAGAATGGTTAGAAGCAACATCAGAACAATTGAGGGCTGCTCTTGCTTCTTTATTTCAACCTGTAGCAAGAGGACGACGTCAAAGAAGAGATAGAGCTCCAAGTCGAAGTAGAGGTAGAGCTCCAAGTCCAAGCAGAGCTCCAAGTCCAAGCAGAGCTCCAAGTCCAAGCAGAGGCAAATTTAAAGCTAGAAGCAGAACTCCAAGTCCAGGTAGAGGTGACCAAGGCGGTGGTTCACCTAAAGCATCCATAACAAAAACAAGAATAAAAACAAAACCAAAAACAAGGAATAATAATAAACTTTCTAAAAAGGCACGAACGCGTAAACATAAGCGTAAACAACATCATAATCGCAATAATAAAAAATCTAATCGTATAACAAAACCTCAAATCAAAAGTAACGTAACATTCAAGCGCAGAAGAAGGTGAAGGTAAGTCTTACTAATATTTTTATGCATAGTATAAAAATATTTACTAATAACCATATATGATTTTATATTTATTTATGAGTTTCTCTCGTTTCTCTCGTTTCTCATCGTTTTTTACTTGCGAGACTTGCGAGTCTTCCTTACAGATGCAAGCTTCACTGCGCCGAATTTGCCTTTCTTTGCAGTGTAACCATGCTTCAATAACCTCTTCTCGCGTTTGGCAGTGTTGTGTTTTTTTACAGAAACAACGCGACCATGTTTGTTCATCACCAAGTCCATACGAGTCAATCCACCACTTGTTTTATAAGCGGTCTCATGCCATACTTGGGCACGAGAACCAACCAGTCTCTCAAATACGCGTCCGTGAATACTATATTTGCCATCAGGGCGTCTCTTATAACTTCCGTGCATCTTATCTTTTTGTTTATAAAAAAGAATGAGAAAAAAATATTATTTTGATGTAATTATTGCTAAATATAAATAACATTATCCATTTCGATTAATAGTTGCTGGACCACCAATGTTTGGACCCAAGCCAGATGAATTTGTATACGGCACATAGTTCATCGTAGAAGAAACACCTGGACCTGATCCACCCGGCGCACCAGCCCATTTTCCATACGCATTCAATGGCACGCTTAATCTGGTATAACATTGGTTGTGAGTTCCCACCGACGCAACGATTTGATGTGCGATTCGAATATTCAATGGAAACTTAGAAAGAACTTCCGGATTATAAATGTTCTTCTTTAATGGTTTTGGCGGACAACATCTGGGTTTTAAAAAAAAATCAACTGGCATGTTATTTTATTTTTTGTTCGAGTTACTTACTACGATTAAACAATATATAAAATTGATATAAAATAATTAGCGTAATTTATATATATCGCCAAACCCAAGCATCCATTTATTTGTCTCTAAATCACCGCCATGTCACAATCGCAAGTAGTGAAACAGCCAAAAGAGCCAAAAGAACCAAAAGAACCGAAAGAACCAAAACCAGAAAAGGTAAAAAAACTCCCCAAGAAATTGACGATTCTAAATCCATCTGCAACCCCTGAAGAAATCGAAAATACCATCGTTCAAGAAATGTCCGCATCTAGCGAGACAGAACTTGGCAAGTATCAAAAGATGTCCGACAAGGAACATATTCTCAAAAAACCCGATACTTATATCGGCCCCATCAACATGACAGAAACAGAAACGTATGTATACAATACTGAGACATCTTCCATCGTTCAGCGCCCAATTTCCTACATCCCAGGTCTCTACAAGTTATTCGACGAAGGCGCAGTCAATAGTCGCGACCACTATGTCCGTCAAGCACAAGCAGTTGCAGACGGCAAGCCCAATGCTTTGCCTGTTACATATATCGATTTTGATATCAGCGATGACGGCGTCATCTCCATCACGAACAACGGCAACGGCATTGATGTCGCGCAACATCCGGAACACAAGCTATGGATTCCCGAGATGATTTTCGGCCATTTGCGCACATCTACAAACTACGACGAAAACAAGAAAGAGAAAATTGTCGGAGGCAAAAACGGCTTCGGATTTAAGCTCGTTCTCATCTGGTCTACATGGGGATGCGTCGAGACGATTGACCATAAACGTGGCCTAAAGTATATCCAAGAATTCAAGAACAATTTGGAAGAAATCTGTCCGCCAAAAATCACAAAGTCGACTGCAAAACCATACACGAAAGTCTCTTTTCGCCCCGACTATGCTCGTTTCGGTCTAGAGAATTCGACACTGACGCCAGACATGCGCGCGCTTTTCGAGAAACGCATTTACGATATTGCAGCCATTACCGACAAGTCCGTCAAAGTCAGGTATAATGGGAACGAGGTCCCTGTCAAACACTTTCAGCAGTATATCGATCTCTATATTGGAGCGAAAGGCGAGACAAAGCGAATCTACGAAAGCCCTGACCCGCGTTGGGAATATGTCGTGTCGCTCTCATCTAGTGGCGAGTTCCAACACGTATCATTTGTGAACGGGATTTATACCCAGAAGGGCGGCAAACATGTTGAGTATATTGTGAACCAAATCGTGCGCAAGTTGACGGAGTATATCAAGAACAAGAAGAAAATCGACGTCAAGGCGACAACCATCAAAGAACAACTTGCGCTATTTCTGCGATGTGATATTGAAAATCCGTCGTTTTCGAGCCAGAGCAAAGATGAGCTGGGAACGTCGTCATCTGCATTCGGTTCGACATGTAAAGTGAGCGACGAGTTTATTGAAAAACTTGCAAAGATGGGCGTGATGGATGCAGCATGTGAACTGACTGCAGTGAAGGAAAACAAGGCGGCGAAAAAGACGGATGGCTCAAAGACGCGCACCATTCGCGGAATCCCAAAACTAATTGATGCGAATTTTGCAGGAACAGATAAATCTGGTCAGTGCACGATTATCTTATGCGAAGGTGATTCAGCAAAGGCAGGAATTATTTCAGGCCTCAGTCGTGAAGACCGGAATATTATCGGCGTTTATCCGATGAAAGGCAAAATTATGAACACACGCGGGGAGCAAGTCAAAAAAATTGCAGAGAACAATGAAATCAAAGAAATCAAGCAGATTCTTGGTCTTGAAGTGGGTCGCAAATACACCCTCGACGACGTGAAGTATCGTCTTCGATATGGAAAGATAATATTTATGACCGACCAGGATTTGGATGGGTCGCATATCAAAGGGCTTGGTATCAATTTGTTTCAAAGCGAATGGCCTTCTCTTGTCGAAATTCCCGGATTTATTGGGTTCATGAATACGCCGATTTTGAAGGCGAAAAAGGGAACACAAGAGAAGGTGTTTTATAATGAAGGCGAGTATCGCGCATGGAAGGAAGGAACGGCTGCAACTCCCGCAGCCAACACCACTGGATGGAATGTCAAATATTATAAAGGTTTGGGAACAAGCACGGGCAAGGAATTCAAGGAGTATTTTGAACACAAGAAAATAGTGGATTTTGTGCATAGCGGTGATGTATGTAGCGATGCAATTGATATGGTCTTCAACAAAAAGCGTGCAGATGATCGCAAGACGTGGTTGTCAACATATTCGCGTGACAGATATTTGGATACATTGCAGCCGAGTGTCACCTACGAGAAATTCATTCACGACGAAATGATACACTTTTCAAAATACGATTGTGATCGCTCTATTCCGAATGGCATGGATGGTCTTAAAATCTCATTGCGCAAGATTCTCTTCTCTGCATTCAAGAAGAATCTCAAAACTGAAATCAAGGTTGCGCAGTTTAGCGGTTATGTTTCAGAACACTCTGGGTATCACCATGGTGAAGCAAGTTTGAATGCCGCGATAGTCGGAATGGCGCAGAATTTCGTGGGCAGCAACAACATCAACTTGTTTGAACCAAATGGTCAGTTTGGGACTAGAAATAATTCGGGTCGTGATTCTGCAAGTGAAAGATATATCTTTACGCAACTGAACAAGATTACTCGGTTCATATTTCGCGCGGAAGATGATCCCGTGCTGACTTATTTGGACGACGATGGACAAAGCGTTGAGCCGATATTCTATGTGCCGATTATTCCGATGGTTTTGGTGAATGGTGTGAAAGGCATTGGAACCGGATTTAGCACCGACATTATGTGCTACAACCCGCAACAAATCATTGACTATATTAAACACAAACTTACACCGGCATCCGCACCTGCATCCGTATCCACACCAACTATCAACCCATTTTACAAAAACTTCAAGGGAACGATTCAGTGTATAGTAGACGCCAGCGCCAGCGCCAGCACTGCCGCAAAGTATCTAATCAAAGGTTGTTACACGATTTTGGATGATAAGAAAATCAGGATCACAGAACTGCCAGTTGGAACATGGACAGACGATTACAAGAAATTCATCGAACAACTGATTGAACCTGTTGCAAAAAAGAGCAACGACGCAGCAGGAAGTGCGGCATCCGCAGCAGCCATCCAGCTTGTGAAAGACTACAACGATATGAGCACAGATACAATAGTGGATATTACACTGACAATGATGCCGAATATTATTGCAACATATCGCGACAAAGTTGTAGAACATGGATGCACGATGCTGGAGAAGTGTCTTGGATTATATACGACGCAGTCGACTACAAATATGAATATGTTTGATGCAAATGAGAAACTTAAGAAATACAATACGCCGGAAGAAATAGTGGATGACTATTATCCGGTTCGTATCGAGTATTATCAGAAACGAAAGAAGTATCTCTTGGATGCGCTAAGGAAGGAACTACTTGTATTGTCGAATCGTGCAAGATATATTAGCGAAATATTGGAAGACACGATCGACTTGCGCAGAAAAACAACTGCAATGATGGTGCAGATACTGAAAGACCGCAAGTATGATATGCAAATGCAAAATGGAGATGACAGAGATGGAGGTGACTCGGGTTCTGCAGGCTATAAGTATTTGCTAAAACTTCCAATGGATAGTGTTTCAGAAGAGAATGTCGAAAAGCTGCGCAATGAGAAAGAAAAGAAAGAAAAAGAACTGGCATATCTTGAATCCAAAACAACGGAAAACCTATGGCAAGATGATTTAGCAGAATTGGAAGAAGAATATAAGAAGTTTATGGAATGCTCCAGCGCTGAAGAAGGAACCAAGACCAAGACCAAGACAAAACCAGAAGATGGATCAACAACTACAAAAGTAAAATCAAAAGTAAAATCAAAAGCAAAAGCAAAACCATAACTAAAACCACTGGCACCAATTGCCGCACAATAAGTAACAGCAGGTTCGAATAGATTTTATATTTATATTTTTATTTTTATTTTTATTTGAGTAAAAATATAAAATACGTTTTCATATACCCACCTCTAAAACCAAGGATTAAGTTCGAGTGTCTTACCCTTGACATTGTCATATGTTGGCCATGTCATAAGAGTATACATACTACTCGCATCACGTTTATATTTCAAATATGCCTTGATTTCGTTCATTAATTTAGGAACACAATGAGCCACAACAAACTTATTTAATGCCGCTACTTGTTCTCTTACATTGTTTGGCAAGTTTACTGCGCTTTCAAGATAAATAGCTCGCATAATTATTTTAAGCTGATCATTGTCTTGTTGCCCGATAGTATACTGACCATTCGACAATTTATATACTTCAGCGCGAAGTGTATTTTGAATAATTTGCATATTTTCTGCACTAAAAAAAGTATTACTAACATCGTTGTCAATCCAGTTTCCAGTCATTGCATCGCGAAATGTTGTAACCTGGTTTACGGGAATTTTATCCCACATTGAGAAACGAATATCAGGAGGAGGTTCCATAATATCGATACGGCCATTGGATACATTTTTAGTAGATACGTTTTGAATATAAGGGTTTCCGCATAATCCTATAGTTGATGAAGCCATTTTAGAATATTTGTATAATGATACTATTATAATATATTACTATTTTATTTTATTCTTTTTAATTCTTTATTGTTATTCCCAATACTATACTAAATATAATAGACTAACATATAATACAAAATCATAAAATACAAAATCACGAATAAAACAAAACATTTAGATAATTTAATACATTAGTGATCAACTTATTATATAATATATATTTATAGTATATATTATATATTATATATTTGGTTAATTATATAGCACCCCTAATGTCGTTTAATAGCATAGTATTGATAGTCGCATCGGTAATATTTGTAATATTGATTGGTATTTTTGGTTATTTTATTTATGAGGCACAGAAAAAGCAGTATAATATAGTCCCCGCATCATGTCCAGACTATTGGAGTTTATATTCAACAACAGATGCAAGTGGTAACGTAATTACAAAATGTCAATATCCTGAAGATCAAACCAACTGGGGAACATGCAATGAGAATAATCCACCTAGTCATTACACTCAACCATCGGGATTAACAAAACCATGTGATATATTTTTAGATAAATATAAATGGACAACCAATACCTGCGGTGGAACTATTCTATGGGATGGTGTAACAAATAATGATGACTATAGGACATCATGCACTCCGGCTCCTACATCGTAAGTCGAGATGAGTCGATATGATTTTATTTAGTTCATACTTTATAATATTTTAATATGAATAACCAATATTAAAATATAACATTACAATATATTACTAAATAACAATACTATATGGAGTCCGCTACTAGTAAACTAAGTTTTCGCAAAACACTGATTCTTATTGCAGTAATTGTTTTCCTATTTTTAATACCAATTACTACTATTCTTATACTGCGCGAAAACAATAAGAAAAGAATATGGGCACCGATGATAAGTCAGTGTCCAGACTACTGGAAGTTATCTAAAACAAACGAAGGGTATATAAAATGTTCTCCTAATAAACAAAAAAGTAATTCAGGTGGAAATAGTAATCCTTTTTTTACATACCAACTACCAAGCAAACAGAGTAAATATGATTTTGCAGTCAAAAATCGAATAATATGGGATGGTATCACAAACAATGCGGAGTTAGTAAGCCAACAAAGATTACCACCTGATAGAAACATTGGAATGTTGCTTGGTAACATGTTTACATTGGAAAGTTCAGGGTATGAATCTAGAACAAGACAAACACAGGACCCGAACTATCTCAATGAATAGGATAGTAAGAGATGTAAAACATGAGAGAAACGAGAGAAACGAGAGAATAAATAGAAAATAGAATACGATAAATATAATAGACAACTTTATATATCCAATACAAAAACTAATCAAAAACTAGGAAAATAATATTACATTTGCAAATCAACATAGAAACATTTCTTGTATTTTAATAAGTTCTATTACTATACTAATCGTTATACTAATCGTTATACTAATCGTTATACTATTCATTATACAAATAAGTTACAATATCAAAATAATAATAGTCAAGACATATAATAATAAACACAACTATCACACACATGAATACACTACAAATAAAAATGAATGAGATTCTTGAAAGAGAGCAAATCTATGATAAAATAAAAATAATATTGAAGGATTTCCAAGAGAATAAAAAGGATATCACACTCAAACGTGGTATTTATATTTATGGAAATCCAGGCACAGGTAAAACAGAATTTATTACAAGTCTTCTGCGCGAACAGAATTACGACATTATTAAATATGATGCAGGTGATATACGAAACAAATCTATCATTGATACGATTACACGACACAATATGTCTGACAAAAATATTATGTCAATGTTCGATAAAAAAGTCAAAAAAATCGTCATCGTCATGGATGAAATCGATGCAATGAATAATGGCGACAAAAGTGGAATAAATTCCCTTATAAAATTAATCCGACCTAAGAAGACGAAAAAACAAAAGGTAGAAGAGGTTTCATTTAATCCAATTATCTGTATTGGAAACTATCAAATCAATAAGAAAATAAAAGAGTTGATGAAAGTCTGTCATACATTCGAATTAAAGACGCCAACGAATGAGCAAGTATGCACGATTTTAAAGACGCTTCATTTAAAATTCGATAAAACATTGAAGGCAAATATTGTTTCATTTATTCAGGGCGACTTACGCAAGATGGTGTCTATTTGTGAGATGGCAAGTAAACAAAATAACATTCTACAGAATGATATTATTCGCACCATTTTTCAGACGAAAAGCTACAATGATGATAGCAAGAAACTGACACAACATTTGATTAATAATAACTATCCAATTGAACAGCATAAAGTGCTAATGAATGAAACGGATAGAACAACGATTGCGCTACTATGGCATGAAAATATAATCGACGTTTTGGGGAAGTATCAGAAAGATATTGCCGTGCCATTTTATCAGAAAGTATTGGACAATATTTGTTTTGCGGATTATATTGATAGAATCACGTTTCAAAATCAGGCGTGGCAATTTAACGAAATGAGTTCGCTTATTAAAACATTTTATAATAATAAGATTTATCATGAATACCCAGATTTTACAAAAAAAACAAAGTTCAATCCACTTGAAGTGCGTTTCACAAAAGTGTTGACGAAATACAGCACGGAGTATAATAACTCGCTATTTATTAAAACATTGTGCCAACAACTTTCCATGGACCAGAAAGACATGTTTTCATTTTTTATACATCTTCGCAAACTATATGGCGAAGAAGAAATATATAGCATGCTTGAAAACTATGAAGTTTCAAAATTAGATATTAATCGAATGTATCGCTATTTAGATAAGTATACACAGAAAGTATTTGAAACGCCGAGTGATAAAGGAGACACTGCAAGTGCATATGATAGCGATGATTCTGTGTGTTTATAAAATAAAAAATTATATATATTATAATAATACTAATAATATATATAATGTCATACTTTAGTTCATATTCTTCATATTTAAATACGCGCCAGTGTTGTAAAGATCCGGTTGGTCCACAGGGTGCAACAGGTCCGCAAGGTGCAACAGGTCCGCAAGGAGCAACAGGTCCGCAAGGAGCAACAGGTCCGCAAGGAGCAACAGGTCCGCAAGGAGCAACAGGTGGAAGTCCATGGGTGCCAACTACATATACCGGTATAACTGGAGGAGGGTATACTGGAACAGGATACACAGGAGATGTAATGATATTCGGAAATTTATATGTACAAGATGGTATTGATCCAACTTATTTAGCATTAACGCCACAATCAAGTGGACCAACAGGATTTACAAATCCTTTATGGGTTGATAATAGTGGATTTTTGCGTTCAGAAAATATTAAATTAGAAAATGCACTCGCAACCGACGCTCTAACTATAGCAGCGACAGGTATGTTGAAATCAGGGGCAACCACTTTGACGATAGAAGCAGATAATGATATTAATTTAACTTCAACAACAACCAATATTAATATTGACGCTCAAGCGGGTAATGTTTTTGTAAATGCTGTTGCTGATGTGTCTTTGACTGGTTCTAATGTTATTATGTCCTGCCCTGCGGGTGTAGCGAGGGTAGAGGGGTCAGGAAGTAATATAATTGGTTTTAATGTTGCTCCTGTGAATGACCCTACAATAACAATCACAGACGGCACAACTACGAATACAATAAACAAGAATGGATATACTACAAGGAATAGCGTCCAAAACTCAACACATTTTCTCAATTTCAGCGACGCTTCTGCTACTGGAGTTGGTTCTATTCAAAAGACAACGGGAATAGAATGTAATCCTTCAACCAAAACTATCACAGCAACCACATTTTCGGGTGCTTTGAGTGGAACGGCAACAAGGGCAACGAATATCGCAGGTGGATTGGGAGGTCAAATACCCTATCAATCCGCAGTTAATACTACTGCACTATTAGCAAACGGAACAGCGGGGCAAGTTCTCACTTCTGCTGGAACTACCCTCGCTCCTATTTGGGCGGCACCACCAAATTTAAGTGCAGTTCTAACTGCTGGAAATACTGCTGTTAATTCAATAACTCTTCAAGACGCAGTCACACCAGCAACCCTCTATTCTCAAATGAGCGATACTGGATTTATAGCAACAGACGCAACTGGGTCGCCTCAATATGACGCTTCGGTTGCTGCGAATAATATATCAGTCAGCACCTCAAACGGCGAGAGTATTGTTTTGACTTCTGGGAGCGCAACTCTTGCGTCTGCGACCTATCAAACTATTCTTTCTGGTATTGGATTGAATTTTGACGATTTAACTACTTCTATAACAGATTATTCCAGAACTGGAATAAATGCTGGTAATCAAGTAGGTAGTATTGATTATCAAGTGTCTTCTAATATGGTGAGTTCCAACGGATACGCAAGATTGGATTTGACCTCTGGTGATTTAACAACCACCCCACCGAGAGCGGTTTTACAAGCATTCGTAGATTTTAACGCCTCACCCTCGTATGCTCCAAATATTAATTTATTAGATTTGGGTGGTGCGAATGGTGAAGAGTTGCTACTTTCAAACGGAAATAGCGACAACGGACTTGGGTTGGCGTATAATACGATACAATTGTTTAGCGACAGCGTTGTAAATAATAGTTTTATTGAACTTAAAACGATTGATGCTGGGACGAGTGCTGGAAGCACTCTCTTTTTGGGACAATCGTCATTCAGTTTAAGCACAACAAATCAAACGGCATTCAGTATCGCGAGTGGTTTTACTGACCCAGTTGTTTTTCGGCGTAATATATCAACGACCACTAATACTGGACTGGGACAACCAGTAGGATTGTTGGAGAATAGCGTTACTAATGCGACGACAACTGGAACAACTACTCTCACCATCAGCGACGCTTTTGCGACGATTATCAACCAACCTACCGCACCAGCAAGAATATTTGTTCTACCAGCACCTACCGCTGGGACTGCTGGTTATTGGTATGCTATTTGTAATAGAGCAACCGCAAATACTATTGCGGTTCAACAACCACTCGGCACGACTATTGCGACAATTCCAGCATCACCAGCGTTGGGAAATGGTGGTTCTGTTGTTAGATTTGCTGTTAATTCTACTGGGGCATCTTATTTTAGAGTCAATTAAATATAAGAATCTAAATACGCTCTTACAATAACAGATAGTGCTACTGGTACTAAAAGATTATTCAATAACTCTGTTGTTTGGGGTGTTGTTTAATTATCGGTGCTGGGGTCGGCACTTTTAGTTAAGGTAAGTTTAGTCGAGTTAATATATAATGATTCCATGTTTACACTACACCAAATATAACATATTGTCTCACATATGTTATATTTTATATTCCATGCCACTCCACTACACTATACTACACTAATCCTCGCTCTTAAGCAACCTGGTCGTCCTCGCAACCTTTGCCTTCCACCAGTCTAGCGAATCTTGTGAAAATGCATTGCGATGATAGCGCCTATGTTCTGCAGCCTGTTGGGGCGAATCATAGAAGTAAAAATCCGGCTCATATTTTCCACGACTCGCCCGTGCATCGCACACCTTCCAGAGCAAATCCTCGCACAGCGAACCAACACGCCAAGGATATTCGACTCCCGTCACCGCATTTACGATATACCTACCCTGCACATTCGATGAAAAAGACCTTGGACGTTTATTCTTTTTTTCATTAGCACCCCCGCCACCACCCGTTGAACCAGCATCGTCCCAGTCATCTCCACCCATAGCTACTGCAACACCCCCACCACCCTTTTGTCCATATGCATTTTTTGCCATAGTAAATGTAATGTAACGTAACGTAACGTAACTGATAATTATATGTAACAAAATTTCTTTAAGCCATTTTTAAATATATTCTTCACGTTGACGCATATTATCGCGCATTATCACACATTATTTATCACAACAACTTCACATGATTCATTCACCTTATGTTCCAATTCATTGATGATAACATTTTTTTCATCTAGTATTGTCTGTTGTTCATCAATAAGCAACTTTAATCGTTGATTTTCTTTCATAGCATTTCCGTATAAGTCTTTTAAACTTTTAAACTGCTCCAATTGTTTCTGTTGTTTGTCTAATAGTTCGACCACTTCTGGGATGCTAAGTTCACGTGGTCCTTTACCTTCTTCTTGAAACACTATTTTTAATTGTGATGGGTATGAAAGTTGTTGTGCTTGTTGTGCCTGTATACTTTTCATCATCTGTTTTTTCTTCTCTTCAATCTCACCAATCTGTTTCAACACATCCGGTTTTAATTTTATATCCCCCGGTTCGTATGCAGCCAGTCTTTTTTCCATTTCTTCCGTAAAAAATTCCACGATTTTATCATCTTTAATAAAGTCGCCTAGAGTCTTTGAGCTATATTTCGCATACTGGCTATCCGGGTGTCCAACTATGTCAATATTATCCAATAGTTTCCTCTTATCCATCGTATTGTGCGAGTGTGAAAAAACCAATATCGTTTTCATTGGATCTAATTGCACAAATGGTATCGTATATCCTTTTAAAAATTCGCGCTCTTCCGCCAAACATGCATCTTCATTATACCTGGTCTGTTTCAACAACTGCCGCTTAAATGCGAATGTTCCTGCAGTAGCATGATCTTTTCCATATGGCCCAAATTGCACCATCCGTTTTCTATCATTGAAATAAATATACATTTCACTCGATCCAGCACATAACGCGGTAGGATGCGTAGTAAGCATATTTACCGCATGCGATACGCGGTCGGGAGGATAGTAGTCATCATCATCCATATAAACGATAATATCACCCTTGGATTTGTCGTGCATAATGTTTCTTTTTTTACCAAGTGTCATTTTTGTAGTATACCTGAAATATTTTATATTTGGATGAGATGCAACCAAATCTTCTACTGAGTCCGTCCCGTCATCTACAATAATCCACTCCATTCTATCTTTGGGATAGTCTTGATTATCGAAACAAGCAATCATCATTTCAATAAATGGCCGACGATTGAATGTCGGCGTGCATACGCTAACAAATGGGAGGTTACTGCTTAGATTGTTACGAGAATTGTCGACCTTGGATTTATTTTTATTATTTTTTGTCATTTTATTAATTATTAATATTATTATATTTTTAATAATATTTTATGCTTAATAATATTTTATTATTTTGTTTTCACATTATTTTTAATAATATCATCAATAATATCATTAAAAATATCATTAAAAATATTTTATAATTAAATTAACTGCTATGTTTCATAAGTTGCAATACTATACTTACTAAAACTATAAACATAATTCCTGCGCCACCAGATGGACCTAAATCAGAATAACCATATAAACATATTTGGAAGTAAAAAATAATTAACATATATGGTATAAGACTCTGAAATATATCCTTAAATTTTGTTTTTGTATCTGAATTTGAATTTGACCATGGATAAATAAAAAATACATATATGGCTTGAACCGCCATATATATTCCATTACCGAAAGCTAAAATCATTCCAATAGTAAAACTAAATATTAATCCCCATACGATATGAGTCTGTAATATTCCGAATATAAATGTTGTAATTCCTGACCATATTCCTATAACAGGTATAATCATATTCATCATTACAAATGGCCATATTAAAAATGCTGCTATTTTTAGCCCTGTTCTGTGTTGCATCATATCATCACCATACCATGTTCCTTTGTCATTTTCTAAAACTTTATCTTTAATACTTAAAATAGATAATAAAACACGTATCAGTGTCCTTCCACCTTTTCCAAGTCCACCATATGTTGCTTCAAATAGATATTGTGTTAATGCGGGAAAAAAACCTACTTGATTTTTAGGATCTTGTTTTCCTTCTTTTGATAACCATAAAAAATATGTTGTATCTTTTTGTCTTTTAATTATTTTTCCCTCATCTATAAATTTTTCTTCTCTACCACCTATACTTCTTCCTACACCTAAGTTATAAGGAAAACCATATGTATACCAACATTTTGATTCCGAATCTTTTGTATATGGAAGTTTATACTCATCGACAGGAAGAATATAATCCAAATTATCTTTTGATTCTGTACTTAAAAATAAAGCATTTGTTGCCAAAAACCCCCATATATATGCAAATAATACAGATAGTAAAGCATGCATGCAAAAAATTAAAATACCATTTGGATTCAGCTGTTCTCCAGCAGCTTGCTGTGTATTTGATTCATCTACACTTGTCGGGCTTATATCACTATTACTAGCATCACCACTGATATCTGAAGATCCAAACGTATTTGACATTGGGTTACTATTACTGCTTCCGCTGCCACTTCCACTGCCACTTCCACTGCCACTGCCACTTCCACTGCCACTTCCACTGCCACTTCCGCTACCACTTGTGTCAAACATATCGAATCCTTCAATTATTATATCATCTTTATCACCTAATATCTTTTTATTCTTTTTTCTATTTTTTTTTGTTAGTTTTTCAATATTTGATGTATTAAAATATGCTACTGACATATAATATAATATAATATGTATAAATAATATATATATTATAACATTTTATATTATTGAACCTAAAGGTTATAATATTTATGAATCAACGAATCAATGAACCAGACAATGAACCAAACAACATATTATAAACATATTTAAAGTTTACTATATAAAATATAGTATTGTATCCAGAGCCATTAATACTACCATGCCAAAAATCGAAGAAGGTATCAAGCTTGATTTCCATAATGTTCTCATTCGCCCAAAACGTTCAACTATTAATAGTCGTTCTAATGTCAATCTAAAGCGCGTATTTCGGTTTAAAAACTGCAAATCATTAAAATCATGGGAAGGTATTCCTATTGTCGCCGCAAATATGGACACGATTGGATGCTTTGATGTATATAAAGTATTATCAAAATTCAATATAGTAACTGCATTTCATAAGTTTTATGACGTCGATGATTTTGTAGAGTATCAATCCCGTAACGACATCGTGTTTAATCCCGACTATTTCATGGTATCTACCGGTATCCAAGAACATGATTTTCAACGCCTACAAAGAATTCTTGCAGAAGTCGAGTGTAACTGGATATGTATCGATATCGCAAATGGTTACATCAAAGCTCTTGTTGACTTTTGCAAAAGAGTTCGTGAAGCATACCCTGACAAAATTATTGTCGCAGGAAATGTCGTCACTCGCGAAATCGTGGAGGAACTTATCCTTAATGGTGGTGTGGATGTTGTTAAAGTCGGGATTGGTTCGGGTAGTGCATGTTTGACACGAATGAAAACAGGCGTAGGTATGCCTCAATTATCTGCAGTCATGGAATGTGCTGATGCAGCTCATGGTGTTGGTGGACATATTATAAGCGATGGCGGAATAACATGTCCTGGTGATATGGCAAAAGCATTTGGTGGAGGCGCGGATTTTGTAATGGTTGGTGGTGCATTCTCCGGGCACGACGAGAATCCAGGCGAACTTGTTACAAATCCTGACGGCTCGCAGTCTAAAATATTCTATGGCATGAGTTCATCACATGCTATGAAAAAACACTACGGAGGTATGAGCGATTATCGTTCATCGGAAGGTCGTCTTATTCGCGTCACATATCGCGGCCCTATTGAGAACACAATTCTTGATTTTCTGGGAGGGCTGCGAAGCACATGCACTTATATCAACGCGTCATGTATCAAACATATGCCACTTTGCACGACATTTGTGCATGTATCACAGCAACTAAATACATCGCTTGTGTAGCACTATTACCTCGCATACATGAGACCCACATTTCCAGACATGAATGTAACAACATTGAAACGCTCTTCTAAAATTACCAAATTGTAGTTATATTCGTATATTCGCCATGTTGGTTTATTTACACCGATGGGTATCGGCGTATTTGTAACAGGGTCAACTGCGGTATCACAAATCGTCAAAAACTGCACATCAGGATTATTTTTCGGATAATACGTAGTAAACTCAAACTGCACATTCGAAAACTTGCTTGTATTTAGCGCACCTGATGGCTGTGTATTGAAAGGATTAGTATCTATACAAAAATTGTAACAATATAGACCATCGGGTCCATTCCCTTTTGTTCGCACATATTTTTCAATGTAGTTGTATACACCCGCATCAAGCGTCGTCTCACGATATTTTCCATCCAAAAGAATCGACAAGTTCATCAATATATCGCGCTGATTTTCGACATTAAATGGCTGTGTGATAAAATAACCATTTAGTCCACTAGTTACTGGATTATATCCTGGTGCAAAACCAGCATTATATGGCGACAAACCACATCCGAATGAAGTTATTCCTACATAGTCTGCCGCCGCTTCCGCAGGTGATGCTGGTGCAGGTATTACATCAGATGGTAAGTAGTTATACGGCCAGTTCGTATAATTGCTCCATTGATTGCGCAGATTAATATCGCTCCGCTGAAAATAGAACATCCAACTACTTACCATACCTATCGTATTTTCCAGCCATACACGCTGTGTTCCTGTTACATTCTCGAAGTTCCATTCATATGCCGATTTGATTAAATATTTTTGCTCATTTCGCGCAAATAAATTCGCCTCTTCATTTGATAAAAATCCGTATGTGCTTATCAGGTGTATGTCTGCATTCCAATCTACTTGCGCCGGGTTACTATATGTTCCTTTATCTAGTGATACACTCGGTGGGGTCTGTAGAAAACGATACAGCTGCATATAATCTTTAGAATAATTGGGGCGGACAATTGGGTAATTATTTGCAACATCCATAACATCTCGTATCGTATAAAGGTCTTGAACTGGTCGCAACACAACATCTATCTTTAGCTGATTATACTGGAGTGCGGTTAATGGGAATGCCATTTTGCTCGTCAGTGTAAACCATGCATTTATAGGAATATATAGTTTGCGGCTTCTTATGGAGGGCTCAGCACCTTGAGGGAGTGTTGTATAATACGCATTAGGATATGTATTCACGCGACTTCCAGAATTTCCCGGGTCATTTAGTTCAGGCACGTTCCCTGTCATTTGGTCATATAAGTTTTTCTTATCATCCGGAAAATCGCGCTGGACAAGTGCAAGTAAATATTTACCAGTTAATACTTGTAGTGTTTGTCCACCGACAGATATCACAATCTCTTTAATCATTTGTGTCCCTAAATTTTCAATCCACTTGAATTCGTATGGTGCCCAATTTTCGGCACAATTACCTGGTGGCAATATTGGGCTCCATATTGTTGGCATAGTTACAACCAGATATGTATCCATCAATAAGTCAGCATATCGTGGAATATAGAATGTGAACCTGGATTCTTCTGACAACCGCAATCTCCTCTGCCCATCAAAATCAATTCGAAATTTCTGCATTCCAAAATTCGTATATTTTGCATAGGTTGATTTAAAAAATGTTTTTGTAGGGTTTCCATTTAATATAACGTTTTGATTTCCATAAGATACAAGATTTAGCAATCCGCCAGTCATTTATATAATATATATTTAATATATTTAATATATATTATAGTTATAATTATATAGTAAATATAGTAAATATATATTATATAACACATAGAACACATAGAACATATACAACACATAATAATCATAAAACTACTATTAATAAATATTATCAATGAGTGCGTCACCTAATACGTCAACTTTATCCAATACAGGACAACAAGTGTCTCAAAAGTTACAACAAGTAAGAGCGTCATTAAAAAATTTAAAACTTTCAGATATTAAAAATATTCAAAAATCTCCCGTTGCAATCCACTGGTTCGGTGTATCGTTTGTCATTGTTATTTTACTATGGGTGATTACATATATTACTGCAAAATTAAATCTTGGTAGTGTGAATTGCTCTGTCATATCTCGGGACAATCCAAACCCAACACAAATTGGTTCTCTGAGTAGTAAATTATCATTGCCTAACTATGTTGGCAAAAATATGCGCGATTTTTATATAAAAACCGCCTACAACTGCTGTGCATCAGGTGACTTCAAAAATGACTATGTTTCGATGTGTGCCCTTTATAATGTGATTGCACAGGGTTGTCGTTGTCTTGATTTCGAAATTTATTGTTTGAATAATATACCTGTTGTCGCAGTATCATCTATTGACCAAGTTGGTGTGAAACAAAGCTATAACTTTTTATCTGTATCCGATGTATTAGATGCGATTAATAAATATGCATTTAATGGGAATACATTACCAAGTTTAGTTGCTGGTTCGACCAATGAACCTCAGCGTTTTTGTCCAAATCCAACTGATCCATTGTTTCTACATTTTCGTCTGAAAACAAACAAGGTTGATGTTGTAAATCAACTCGCCGCAATCATCGCACAAACATTTGAATCTAAATTATTACCAATTAAATATATGCGTGAAGCAAATGGCAAAAATATGACGAAAACCCCTATTAAAGATTTAGTCGATGATGTGAATGGAAAAGTAATTATTATGGTCGAGAAAAGTAATAACACTAGTGGTATGCAAATTTTATATCAGTCTTCAACTATGTGGGAACTTACAAACATCACAACAAATTCTGTTTTTATTCACGAAAAACGTTTTACAGAAATTAAGAATACGAATGCCCCGAATGATGTTATAAACTATAATCGCCAAAATATGACAATAGTTTTGCCGGATTTGAATGAAAATAATACAAACTATATATATGTTGTGCCTAGATTACTGGGGTGCCAGTTTATTGCAATGAACTTTCAGAATACTGACCAAAATCTCATTTCTTATAATAAATTCTTTGATGATAGCAAATGTGCATTTGTTCCTAAGCCCGCTGAGTTGTTATATGTTCCTGTTGAAGTGCCTGCACCTAAGCAGATTGATAATGCTCTTATGTTTAGCAGTAAAAATACTATAAATATAGGGGATTTGCAACTTGATATGTAGTATACGTAAGTATACGTAAGTATACGTAAGTATACGTAAGTATACGTAAGTAAGTATACGTAATTATATAACTATTGTTTTACTATCGACAATAGTTATACAATATATATTTTAACTTAGTATTCTTCAATTTTTCTCCTAGTTCTACTAGTTATTCTACTTCTTATACTTCTTCTGGTTTGGGTTATTCTATTTCTTATTTTAATTTTACTTCTCTTGTTTCTCCCCTTTCTCTCTTTTCTACGCCTTGTCTTGTTTCGTCTGCTGCGTTTCTTTCTTCCTCCTCCTATTCCAATATCTTTCGGTATCAGAGGAACACTAGGTTGAGCATGAAAAAAACTAGAACAACTAATGTCTATTATAGAGACGCGTTTTTTTTCATGTTTCCCTTCAAAGTATACTTCATCTATTTTAGATGAAATTAATAAAGAAATTTCACTTAATGTTATGCCAGATTGTCCTCCTAACATAGGATCCGGTGATTTACCAGCAAAAATTTCATCTAGTCCAATATCAAAAAAACTTGTTTCAGAAGTTATAGATATTTCTCCTTCATCATTTTTACTTGAAACCATAGTATATCTATATACTCTTACGCCTAATGGAACACCTGCATCGGTTACAGGATGATATGAATATGTTTTTTCAACATGATTCGCATTATAAAGACCTCCTTTTACAATAGTTCTTATACAAGGAAACCTTTCATAAGCATTTGCCAATGCATACTGACGTTTTATACATGAATCTGAACCAGGTACTGCTTGTGAAATTGCATATCTACAATTTTCATAAAAATATTGTTGATCGTGTCGACGTAAACCCCAAAGTAATGCATATGAAAATGCATCAAACAAGTCATCATTTATTTTTAAAGCTCCGCGTTGACTCATACAAATAATAGCATTAACAGCATTTTTTTGTATAATATTATACCTTTCATCACTTACATCTAAAAATGCATAGTCAACTTTAAAATTACTCATTACTATTTTAACACAACCTGTTACAAGTGAAAATAATCTACGTTTTATACCATGACTTACTTTTTGAATTGAACTTACTATTTTTGGAAACTTTGAACGGATAGTTGACTTCGGTATTGAACTAACTAATGTAATTACAGGTGTGTCTGTTGTATGTTTACTTTTTACATGTTTCTTACCACCACCACCTTTTTTAAACTTAGACACAGATTTAGCACGCCTATCTCTATGTATACGGCTAAATCTAGAACTAGAACTATGTGATTTTGGCGATGGTGATGGTGATGGTGATGGTAATGGTGATGGTGATGGTGCTTGTGACGTAACCTCTACTGAAGATATTTTCTCCGTAAGTAATAATGAAAATCTATTTAAATTTTCCATAACAACTGGGTGATACACATCATCTATTAAACTAGGTATACCTGTATTAATTTGAGATGCAGGAGCAGCTCCGCAAATAGTTAACGACTCATATCCGTCAAATTTATTTCTTGGCACTATTAATGGAGCATTTCTTCTTGTAACTGACGTAACAGGTGTTTTAGTATTGTCAATAGCATACCCTCCATGTAGAAATAAAATAACAATAAATAAAATTTTATCATTTTCTATTTTAGAATCACGTGAACCACCATTATGTTCATATAGTTTTGGTGTTTCATATATTTCATCTGTTTCATCTACTTCTTTAATGGGAGATAAAACAGGTTCAAATATATTTGACGTAGATGTCATTTTTTTTCTAGGAGTTGGAATTACAGATTTATAAATATATTTATCCTGTATATCATCATTTTTTACAAATACGCTTTCTGGTAAAGGTGTAACATTAGCATTACTTAAGCTTTTAAAAAAATCACCTGGATTTCTTTCTGCTTCTACTTTTGCTGTTATTTTTTCATTTGATAATATTTCCATGTATTATTATAATATTTTTATAAAAACTATCTTAATATATTATCTCAATATATTATCTCAATATATTATCTCAATATATTATCTCAAGGTAATATAATTACAACATACAATAAAAACATAAAAATAAAAATAAAAATAAAATGAATTATGGAAATGGAACAGACATTTTATTAAACACTATTTACTATGAAAACCGCGAACTAGAATTATTAAAAAATGCCATGGATGTCGAAGCGAAAAAACGCGGCGAGCGTATTGCGCAAAATCCGATCATGAAAAATATTATAGACGTTCTTGAAAAGTTTATTCATGACAAGAAACTCGTATGTTACGGCGGCACCGCGATTAATAATATTCTCCCCAAAGAAGACCAGTTTTATAATCGAAATATTGAAATACCCGACTATGATTTCTTTTCCCCTAATGCAATGAACGATGCAAAAGAATTAGCTGATATTTATTTCAAACAAGGTTTTTCCAGTGTTGAAGCAAAAGCAGGAGTTCACTATGGCACATATAAAGTATTCGTCAATTTCTTTCAAATCGCAGATATTACACAAATTGACAGCAAGTTATTTAGTAGTCTTAAAAAAAATGCGATAAGCAAAGAAGGTATTTTATATTCTCCACCTAATTTTCTACGGATGGCAATGTATTTAGAATTATCGCGCCCAAGTGGCGATATAACACGATGGGAAAAAGTTCTCAAGCGTCTCAACTTATTGAACAAAAATTACCCTTTAAAAGCAGTTGGATGCGACCCCGATTCATTTGCAAAATCTCTATCCGCGCGTTCATATAATAAACAATACTTTCACGAAAAAGATAAAATACAAGATGTTATCAAAAATATAGCGGGGGTTGCTACGTCGTCATCCGACAAACTTGTCCTTATTGGTGGATACGCATTTTCACTTTATTCACGATACTTGAAAAACCAAGAGCGTGCATATTTGACTGAAAATCCTGTTTTTGATATATTGTCTTACAATCCTGACAAAACCGCAAAACTAATTAAAGAAAAATTGGAAGCCGCTGATATTCGTGACGTAAGTATCGAAAAAAAACCATCCGTATCCGAATACTTGTCGACGCATTATGAAATAAAAATCGGCAGTCAACCTGTTGTATATCTTTTTAGACCCCTTGCATGTCATAGTTACAACACCATTAAAGTAGACAATAAAATATATCGGATTGCAACTATCGATACGATGCTCAGTTTCTATTTATTATTTTTATATATTGATCGACCTTATTTCAACCCCAAACGAATTTTATGCATGTGTGAATATTTGTTCAAAATCCAGCAGAAAAATCGTGTAAAATTGCGCGGAATATTGCGCAGGTTTAGCGTATCATGCTACGGAAAACAAAAAACTATCGAAGATATTCGCAACGAAAAAGCGGAGCAATTCAAGCGTCTTAAAAATAAACGCAAAACTCGCGAATTCGATAAATGGTTTCTTCGATACAATCCTGAAAATAACTCTGCAAATAAGCCTTTTATCGAAAAAAATAAACCGAAAAAGACAAATCAAGATATAATCAATGAGGCAAAATTGGCTTTTGAAGCAAAGGCGATTACATCGAACGCTATTATTAATCAGATAGAAAAGATTCAAAAAGATACATTGGTTTCTAAACGTAAAAATGTAAGAAAGACAAAAAAGAATGCCAACAAAACTGCTAACAAAATTGCAAAATCTTATATGCAGACAATACCTGTTATGATGGAACCTAGCGCAAAGTTGCGTTCGCGTAATAAAACATTACGGCGCAAAACAGGTGTAGAAGCGGGAACAAGTCTAAGACAGGAAAAAATAGATACAAATATGACAGATAAAGAAGTTGAGAATATATTATACGTAAAAGATATAATTACTCCTTCATTATTGTCTAGCTCAACATTTAGCACCCCAGATAGCGAGAATATTATTTTTGTAGAATAATACATATAAAACTGCATTATTTACTATTTACTATTTACTATTTACTATTTACTATTTACTATTTACTATTTACTATTTACTATTTACTATTTAATCATGTTTCTCTCATTTCTCACATGAACTTATTATATAAATTAAACATATATAAAATGAATAAGAGTAAGTTATATATCTGCATATTAATCATAATAATCATGACAACTCCAACTCCAACTCCAACTCCAACTCCAACTCTAAATCAAAACTCATCTCCATCATCGGATGACGATAGCATCAATAATAATTTGATATGGTGTGGACATTATAAATCGAGATGTACTATAATCGCAAAATGTTGTGGATATGAATTTGGATGCAGGTTTTGTCATGACACTCAAGTTGAATCTCATACTATGAATCGTTATGAAGTAGAAGAGATAGTTTGTAATAAATGCCACTTGCGACAACCTGTATCAAATTCATGCAAAAACGAGAAATGTGATAGCAAAGACATTCCGTTCGCAAAATACTATTGTGACATATGTCATATCTATTCTGATAGTCACTTTACAGAAATATATCACTGCGACAAATGTAAAATATGTCGCATGTGTAGTTTAGGATATACAAAAGAAGACTATATTCATTGCGACAAATGTGGTGGTTGTATACTTGGTAGCTTGAAATATACACATAAATGTGTAGTCGACGTATTAAAAGGTGATTGTTGTATATGTTTAGAAAGTATTTTTTTATCAAAAGAATCCGTAAGATTACTACCATGTGGGCATGTTATTCATGGAAAATGTTTAGAAGATTTATTAAAAAATAATAGAATATCCTGTCCTCTATGTAGAAAAACTATATTGGACGGCGAAGCATTGCAAGTCCTAATAAGAAGAATGGACACACTTATTGAATCAAATCCTCTTCAACAAAGTGTATTGACAAAAATAAAATGCAACGATTGTGACTTTAATGATAAAGTATTATACCATCACATGGGATTAAAATGTGGTGGATGTGGAGGGTACAACACCATAAGAGATAGGGATAACGAAACTTAAGATATAATAGTAAACTATATAAATATATAAAAGTATATAATAATAGTAGAATAAGACCAAGATAAAATAATATGTTTAGAACCAGTATCAAAACATTATCTTTATTTAGAAAAAATAGTAACTATAATTATAGTTATAGTCATAACGCATTTAAAAAAAAGGAACAACCAACATTATACAACGATGCATTTAATATGTTTATACAGAGTGCGTTTGTAAAAGAATATACAAATAGTAAAGAAACTAAGTATAGTAATAATGATGAAACAGAGTTAAAAATTATATGTCAAATAACTGGTTGTGAAAAAAATAATAAAGATTGTAGTTGTGACAAAATATGTATAGTTAAGAAATCAGAAATATCAATGATTTGTGACTTGTTATAATAATTTATTTATATAATATATACTATATAATATATACTATATTCTATATAATATATACTATATTCTATATAGTATCCATAAACTATGCAATATATTTCAATACCATTATTTATAGTAAGTTTTTTAATAGGAATGGTGTATATTTACTTATCAAATCCACCTACTAGAACTATAACTATCTATCCTACTATAGACAATCTTGGAAAATTCCAATATAAGGACCGCGCAGATAATTGTTTTGCATTTATTCCAAACGAAAAGAAGTGTCCATTTATGTCAAATTCTATTAAAAAAATACCTATTCAGGTTTAATAATTATAATATTATACTATAGTTATATATAATTTATAATTATATTATATATAACACAAACACAACAACAATACAACAACTATACCAAAACAAGAAAAGAAATGAATATTAAAAGATGGCTGCATTCGGATACGAGCAAATATATTATTTCAGTTATTTTAGGATTAGGTCTTTCAACATTATTTAGAAAAGAATGTATAGGTGATAAATGTTTACAATTTTTAGCACCTTCTGTAACTGAATTAGAAAAGGAGACATATATGTATGGTAAAAAATGTTACACGTATAGTAGTTCATCAGAAAGCTGTGATGATGGGAAAAAGAAAGTAAGTTTTGCGTAGTAAATAAAATCTATCAATCTTTGTAGAATATATTAAGAAAATGGGCGACACTACAAGCATTGATGACCTTCCTACTGATCCAAGTTCTGGAAATATGAATAATAATGTTGTTTTACAAAAAATGGAGTTAAGTAGCGGAGCTGGGATTGGAGCTGGTAATGGTCAAGGTATGCATGGACAAGTGCAAGGACAAGTATACAATCCTAGTATTGCAGGTTTAGGAGTAGGAGTAGGAATAGGCGGAGGCGGATCAACACAACCACAAATGCAACCGCCACCGAATATAATGAATGAGATGATTTCGGGGCTACAAAGAGCAAGTGCTTCAGGCATGACGAACCTACCATCTAGGGATATATCTATGAGTACTTCAAGTATGATGAATGATGCACAAATAAAACCTAATTTTATTCCTAATCCACAAGCACAAGCACAAGCACAACAAATAAATCAATACGGCTCACGTCCGATGCCATCAAATAACTATATTGAAGAACATGAACAAGATATGACCAGCGAAGAGAAATATAGAAAGTCGCAGATTGAAAATTCGAATGCTGAAAATATATATAAACTTATGCAAGTACCTGTTATAGTAGGTATATTATATTTCGCATTTCAATTACCTGTAATGAGAAAATACGTTTTAAAATTTATCCCATCTGTTTTCAACTCAGATGGAAACTATAATATTAGTGGACTTATTTTTATGAGTGCATTGTTTTCAGCATCATATTTTGGGTTGTCAAAGGTTCTTGAGATGTCGGAGTCATGGTGATGGTGATGGTGATGCCGATGGCATAGTATTGACGAGATGAGAAACGAGAGAAACGAGAGAAAATAATTCATAATTAATATATTCATATTCTCAAAATAAATATAATTTATCTTCCACAAAATTGATGAATTTTATATGATATTATATAGTATCATATCAAAACACAAGACGCAAAATTAAGTCATGGAAAATTATTCAAACTCACTCATACCATCATCCATTTATTACGGGTGGTATTCAGAAGCAGTCCAGTGTCTTCGCATATGCAATCCAACGGAACATCCATACAAAAGTAAAGGCATTGCGTTAACATCCCCGCCATATACATACTGGAAACAAGGGGAAAAATTGGTTTTAGTAACAGAGATAACAAATACTGCATTCCCGACATCCCGACAAGTAAAAAATGGTGATGTATTTTTGGGACCTGTCGACTCATATCATGGACGTTCATATCGGCGCTTAACGGATAAAGAGATCGCATACACATCCGCATCCGCATCTGCATCTACTTAGTAAATGAAATAACCTGTGAGCGCTCAATATTTATTTCAGATTGTTTTATATTACTAATTTGTTGTATTAAAAGATATTCATTCGTATTTTCGTCATACTCAACGCCACTATATACGTATGTTGTATTCCTGATTTTTTCAGCAATAGGAACTATATAGTTAAGGTATATTTCAATTGCAGGTTTAACAACTTCAATGCGCCCTAATTCCATATATTCTTTCATAATTGATTTGAATTGTTCAACATAGGTGTAAAGTTCAGAGTTCAACTCTTTTAATTTTTCTACCTTTTCGGGGGGACTATTTGTATTATCAATATAAATATTATACATTTTTTCATATTTTGCAAGCTCGGTTTCCAATTCTTTTTTAGATTCATCAAATTTTTGCTTGAGTTGGTCATCAGATATATACCTAAATAACAAATCTAGCTTGAATTTTATAATATTTTCCTTGATATTTTCTATTTTTTTATAGGATTGAGTTATTAGTTTTTCTATATTCCCCTTCTTGCCTCTTGCAATTTCGATATTTAAACCGCATGGCTGAGACTTACTTCCACAAACCGCTTTTAATATACGATTTTCATTTGTAAAAATAGTTCCTCCAGCAGCTTTACAAACAACACATTTCCTTTTATGCGACAATTCGGCAATCTTTGCCTTCTTTTTTGAATACGGAATCGTGTTATCTGAAATAATTGCATGTTTTTTACTATCATATGTTTTATCATATTGGTCTTTTAGTTTATAATATTCTTGTAGTGCATTATCAATAGAAATATGAGGATGTGACATACTATTCTATATTTATATTATATATAATAATAAATACTATTGTAGTATTTATTATCGTATTTATTATTATATTTATATAGTATTATATGTGTGTATGTATACTATTACATATAAGGATTCACAATAACATCCGAGGACTGAACATCCCACAATGGTAAATCTGTAATTAAATTAGCCCCTGTTTTTTTATTTTTTTCAATATTAACATTTAGTGCATTTAATCTGATTAAAACATCTTGCTTTTCTTCTCGGAACCTTCTTTCTTTTTCTTCCGGTGTGAGTTTTCCACGATACTTGTAATATAAAAACCCCCCTATTATTAAAACAAATATCAAAAATAAAACAACATTGAATACAAGATTACTAAACATATATTTTTGTTGGTTACAATGTTTCAATACCTTGTTTATAAAAAATTTAACTCCTGGTTCTGTAAGACTTGGTTTTTCCATAGTAAAGCAGTAAATAAAATAATAAAATAATAAAATAACTATTACATTATAATATTATTTTTATAAATTAAATTATACATATTATACATATTATACATATTATACATAATAAGTATACTACTATTTTTAATATTTTATACTATTTTATAATATTTGAATTATATAACTATGTCTTCACCTCAGTCATCAACATCAACAACGACGACGCCAGCAACAACAACAACAACAAATGGGCTCCCTACAGCGCCCGCGCCCATTGAACCACAATTGCAGTCCCCCAGCACATTCCCAACTACTAATACTTCAAATGCTCCACCAGATCCATCCACTTCAATTTTTGCATTCTTCATTATAACACTGATATTTGCGATTATAAAATATAGTATACCTGATAGCATGTTAACATTAGTTAATATAATATATATAGGCACACTTCTTGCAATTCAAATAACAATAAATTCTTCTTTAGCAAAAACGATATGTAATAATCCGCAGTCAACAACGGCAGGTGTTGTAGCAACTATTTTTCCAATGCTTTTCATATTTGGTCTTTTACAATTATTGCTTACTATTTTTCCTGGATGGCTTGAACCATTCTCAAATACATTTGGGTATGCGATTGCTAAAATAGGTGGCGCAGAAAGTGTAGTTAAAGATGTATTAAAAACGGGAACAACAGGAGATATATCAAAAGCAATTAATAATATATACAACGATCCCTCGATTTTTTTGAACCAATTTAATAATGATGATAAAGAAGATTTTGATATAAAATGGAACAAAAGTAAGGAATTATTTGTAGCAGATGCAGTTATTGGAAGTCAAAAATATAAAAGTTTCAAAAATATGGTAAAACTAAAAGACTTAGTTTCACAATTTGTATGGTATATGCTCGCTGGTATTTTGGTAACCTCGCGCAGTTATAACTATATTATCAATCAGCCATGCACATTAACACCAGCAGTTGCAGAGCAAATAGCGTCAAAGTATACTAAAAATAATAATGGTAGTGCTGATAAAAATACAACACCCAATGGATTTATATATGATGCTGCGAACTAATATATTTTAATACACCGACGAACTTTTGTAGTCATAAATATACATGACTACTACATATACAAGTATAGCCAGAACGATTGAAAATAGCCATATTGGTAAAACGGATTTATTTTTATATCCGATACCAAAACGGCGAAAACTTAAGTCTCGATTGTATATAATCGACGGACGAAATGCGTTGACAATTCCAAATAAAACAATAAAAACAAATATTGCTACATAAATCATATTCTCCTTTGAAATAAAGCTTTGAAACATTTTATATTTGGTATTTTGTATTTGTATTTTGTATTTTTGGGATTTGCGTATCAGTAACTATATCTTATATATCACAAGTAAAATATTTGAAAACAAACAACAAATATTTTACTTACATCGCACATTTGTCTAAAGTGACTTCGCGTCCAATATTTTTAATTATTTTTTTCTCATTTTTTTCAAAATCTTCTACAGGTTCACATATATTGCGCATCATAGTAAGATACTCAATCTGTGTTGCTTCGCTATCGAACCAGTCTGGATTTTTTTCAACCCATAAATACAATGAGTTACGTTCTTTATTTGCTACTTTTGTAATCGTATTTTTTATTTTACTATGATTCTCGTCTTTCTCCCATTTCTCCTTATCTTTGATATAAATTATGTCTCTCTTTGCATCGGTACAATGAATAGGACGTTTATGTATATCTAACTCTTTCAATCCTTTTATCATAAGGTTACTTATACCTCGAACCATGCCATTTTTATTTGAAAAGTCTAGATCCTCTAATGTTATTTTAAGAGACTCAATAAAGTCATTTATATTGAGAGCATCTTTACACTTCTCATTCAAAAATACATTCAAATTAAAATTTGTATTATTATTTGTAATATTATTTGTGGTACCTATTTTTGGAACTATCTCATTTATCGTCTTAACTAATTCACTATTCTGTTTTATTAAATCTTTAACAAGTTCCTTTAATTCTTTGTCTGTTTTACTATCAATCTGTTCATGCATTTGTTTATACATTTCAGTTTCTTTTATTTCTAAAACAGGCTCATTAGTTTCAATAGATGTATTGACTTGAATACATGTTCGCTTATGCCGTGAAAAACTTGACTTATGATTATAAGTGTTACCACATATGCAGTTAAAAATTATTATTTCATTTTTTGGTGTTTTTTTGTTAGCATCAGTTAGCATTTTATGCTTGATGGTCTCGATGTGTCTTTTGTATTCTGCTCTTCTACAGCATTTAAAGTCACAAATATTACACAAAAAACTCGGTGTTTTTTCGGTGTTTTTTTGGTTAGCCATTTCTATATATATATGCTAACATAAAAACCTCCTAAATCATTTTCATAAATATTGTAAAAATGTCCAAAAAGTTATCGTAACAAATTTTCAAACTCAAAAAACCAAATGAGAGCATTATGGTCTGAGTGAGGTTTTCAATGTTTTTTTCAAATCTAGAAATGAAAATCCAAAAATGGACATTTATTTTTGTCCATTTTTCAAAAATCCAAAATAGATTTGAAAAAAGATTACATCATTCATTCCGACCCCGTCACTCTCCATTTCACCAAATTAACAATATTTTTTATCTCAGTTTTTACAAGTTTTTACAAGTTTTTACAAGTTTTTACAAGAGTTTTTTCTCTTTTTATGATTCCAAAACGTCAAAACCACACGCTTCCCAATCTTATGGCAGCGGCGCCATGCGAGGGTTGTCTGAATGATAGTGATATTAACAATTTGTTAAGATTTATTAGCATAATGGTGTGGTGTTTGCGTTGTTGAATATTCATATTTGTTATGATAAATATGAATATTTGTAGTGATTCGCATATAGAGTAGGAGGTTGTTATGTTTTTACCATTCGTGATACTTCCACTAATAGACAATGAACTATAAATACCCTTGAAAAACTCTGCTTACTTCTGTCTCAGTGAGAACCTTATTATAAATTCTAAAGTCATCTAATAAAGTACCACTTCTTAAAAAATATGTCGCTGCATCACCACCTGCTCCACCCTACAAAAACAGGAATACCATTAGCATCAATATACAGAGATTTTTCACCAATCTCCCATGTTGAGTTGCTATTCTGACAATTCAAGATTCCCATGCTTGTTCCGCTCGTTTTCACCCAACATTCGATGGTGAAACTTGATTTTCCCAACTCTACTATATTTGCACCGAAATCAACAAAATTTGTTGTTCCATTAAATTTTAACGCGTTGATAATAGTAGGTGGATTAATTGATGCTACTGCTGTGTTACTGCTTGTAAATGAAAAAGCGGTATTGTTGTTTGAAACCGGAGTTTCTAACGCAAATGGAGGATCAGAATTATATTTATTTTATTTTACGATAATCCGAATCTTGATTTTTGTGCATCGTAATTTGTTAACACGTTAGAATCAGTTAATGCAATATTGTAGACTTGCATTCCGCCAAATCTCATGTTAGCAGGTGTACCATCACCAAGATTCGTGGAGCCCATTGCAGCTACTGAGTAATGTAATCCTTCGCCGGCTGCGCCGGGTGTATCTCTACTATAATTGGTACCTGTTCCAGCAGGTTGTCCATTCACATAAGCTTTCAGAGTGTTACCACTATATGTTAATCCTACATAATACCACGCATTATATGGTGTTGGTATAGTTGATGCAAATCCTCTGCCGTTTGGCCAAACTGAAAATCGAAGACTTCCCGCTACCATTTCTATGAGATTAGCGTACCATACTGTGTTTATTGCGGCTGACCCTAATTCTGTTACTATAACGCCATTATCCATAGGATATATCCAAAGAAATATCGATATTACTTTTGACGTTATTGGGGGTGACAATTTAGAAGCTAATGATGTGTTAGTAATGAGGTAATGATTTATTCCATTAAATGTCAAGTAGCCACCTCCTGTTGAGGTATATGATGGATTATTTAATGTTGTAGCATTACTGTTCCCCTGTAAGTCTGTTATTGTTGCACCAGTCCCTGAATATGATGAGTTATTACCTATATTATAGTTTAATATAAGTCCTGATGTAACTATCGAGGGAGGAAGAGGGATAGTATAAGGTGTCCCAGCGGTCGAAACTACGCTTTTTCCATCCGCATAAGAACATGATAAGGAATAATTAATAGTGGCCCCTGATTGAAGAGCAGTAAGTATACTTGAACCAGGAGTGATTTGAACAGAGTTAGCACCTACAGATAAACTCGAAACAGGAATTGTTTGTGTCCCAACAGGAACAGACGGATTTCCAGAAGTAGCAGTTAAAGTTACTCCTGTCAAAGAAGAATTTGCGACAAGTTGCATTACTCCTCCTGCCATTTTTGATTATTATAATATTACTAAAGAAAAAAATTATACATTTTATATATTAATTGAATATTATTTTAATACTTTTTATTTATGTATTATTTATGTATTATTTATGAGTAACTATCTTCATACTCATAGAAAATGATTTTTCTTTTCGGTCGGTGTAATGCATATATTGTTAGTAAACATATATTTTATGGAACTGGATGAATGGATGGGCTGCGTATCTTAATCATCGCCTAGCCCTCCATCACGTTGATTATACTCGCCGTCATCCTCTGCAACATACTCATCATCATCGCCTTGTAAACGGAAATCGTCCTCTAGTTCGGCATCGACAAACGCATCTTGTTGCATATTTTCCTCTTGTTCTGTTGTAAATACGTCGCGCATACGTTCCGTGACTTTGTCATTCTTTCTAAGACGATTTTCTTGTTTTGCGATCATCTCTTCTCGCTGGAATTCGGACTCCATCGCCGCGCGCTCTTGCTCATATGTCTCGGCAACATAGAAGCGCAGACCTTTTGTGCCACCAACATTCCATTCGCCGATACGCAAGTTCTTCATGAGATTTTCAACCTGGCGCTCGTCTTTCTGCATATCGCGCAGTTCTCTTGTAATAATATCCTTTTCTTTGTCTTTTGACTGCGTAATATCTTCTTTGATGCTTTTTTTGTTGACATTGATCGCGGCTTTATCACTTATCATCATGTTGATAAACACTCCCAGTAGTTCTGCAACTACCTTTTTCAGTTCTACATTTTCGGATGCAACCATCGACATTTCTGATACAAGACCGATACCATTTTGTTCATCTTGTGCCTGAAAGACTGACATTAATTCTTGGTCCATAGCTTCAGGAATTGGCGCCTCATCGACAACGATTTGTGGTGATTTTGCAAGTGTTACATATTTCATTAAAACGTTTAGCAAATAGTGTGCAAACATATATCGTATTAGTTCATCGTTGAAAATAGAATACTGACCTCTTACGACTATATCACCAGATGTTTCTATGGGTCCCGGTGCTGCCGACGCAGCCGCTCCCTCGCTTTGTTGCTGCTGTCTGCGACGCGATGACTCAACTCTACTCGACTCCATAATTCCTTGCATAATAAGACCGCCTTGCCCTCTTGCACTTCCGCGAGCACGCCCTGGCCCACCTCGCCCAATATCACTCTCGGCAAAGTCGAACTCTATATCCTCGCCCTCAATTCCCACATCCACAACATCAATTACTCTCGCATATAATGGCGTATGCGTGGCAAATCGCAACCAATCTTGTGCACCTTTTTTTATATTTTTCATAACATCCGTCAAAATACTATCTTTGTCTTTTAGGAATTTATCAAGACGCGAATAATATACCTTTATTATATTTTGAATATCGCGAGTATGCATGGGCGAAAGACCCCAGTGTTTGGGAATAGAAACTTTCTTATAGTCAATATTGTTTAATATCAAATTTGGATAAACGTCAACCAAGTTGCGCATTTGGTTCAGAACAAACTGCATACCCTTATATGTAGCAGTATCGCGTCGAGGACATAAAATACCTTCACCGACACCCATTTTTCTAAAACTTGCCGGATTTGTTAAAAAGTCGACAAACCGCGCATGGGTTCGACCATCCATTCGCTTTTGTTCATTTAGAAATTCTATAATAGAACCGACCATTGCGGAGTTTGTATCGGATAAATAATTCACCAGATCGCGCAACTCATTTGTGTCTTCCGTTATCTTGATATTGTAGTCATATGTATCCATAATGGTGAGAATCTTCTGCATAAACACTTCAGGCACATCGCATGTCCCGGCTGCTTGCGACTGGCACGCTTGTATCAAGTCACGCATCTGTTGCGCATATGATATTTCCTTTTTACTGAAATCAAATGGAATAATGTGCTCGCGATTTACGATATCCAAAAGCGCTTGCAGCGATTCTTCAGTATAAACATATTCGCCACTACTTTTCAGTTTTTCAACTATTTTTTTGATAGGTTCGTCACTATTGCTCTTGTCATATAATGCCACAGGAGGTTTATCGTGACACAAATGTTGAATACTTTCGGGGACAGGAATATCGCTATTGAATTTGCAATAGGTAATAAACGCCAAATATATCGTATCTTCCAGAAATGTCGTCGGGATTACGGGGTATTTTGTCCGCGTATTTGTAGGGTCAAGTAATACTGCCGATTTTTGCATATCGATGATATCGTGCATTACATCGCGAAGCTGGCGAACTTTTGCCTGATAATCATGGATAAGGGGTTCAATTTCCGTGAAATACATAATAGTATTTATGGACCCCCCTGGATTACAACATGCGTTTTCGACAAATGGTTCGTTAGATGCAGTTGTAAGAATGAGTTTTTCGCGGTCAACAACACTCTGAATTATCATCTGTATGGCAAGTGAATAGTATATAATTTTTGACTTAATCGCCGATATTTTTTCAACCTGCGACCCCTGACCACGCGAAAATTCTTCTTGGAGTGATTTCTTAAACGCAGGCGACAAAGGCTCGGGTGTACGTATTTTAATACGGGACAATGGTGGCAAAAAAGTAACCCAATTGCGAATATCGTGGACTGCAGGAAGTTCTTCGGAGAAACTAATCTTATTATACTCGCGCTTTTCGGCAATACGTGTTTGGTATGTGGAATTCTTAAGAACACATGAAGCAATCAAACTCTGTATTTGACTAACCAGTTTTTCCTCGGTTTTCAATACAGAAAGTGTATCCCATGGTTCAACGCTGGTCTTTATTTTAAATGCAATACATGCGATATACTTTAGTGACGAGTTGTCGCCATCGCCGTCAATAGGATATCCTACAAACGAACGAATGCATCCCGGAAATGTTTTTTGCGTTTTAATAGGTGGAATTGACACCTGAATCGATACTATCATAAATGCCAATGTAAGCACCAATATAGTCATATTTTTAAATGTCTTATAACTCATTTTTCGTGAAGTAGACGCCGTAGATGCTTGACTTTTAGAATTATACGCACTCTCGGTAGGGAAAGATTGCGAAGATAAAAACTTCATTGCATTTTCAATAATAAATATACGCTGGGACTCCAAGTCAATTCCCATATATTTTGTCATTGTTGTCAATATTCCGCTCATTATTTGGGCATCCGGGTTTTTAAATGTTGGAATTTTCTTGTCTTTTATACTTTGAATCAATGTATCACCAATACTTTTTTCAATGACTGCGCGTGTTTGTAGTTTATATCCCGCAGCATCATACCCCTCGTCAGTATCCATGTCAATCTGTTTAATTACATATCCACTATATTTATCCGTCCAGGCATCACCATCTTCACTAATTGAGCCACGCTCTTTACATATGGCATCAATCGTTAACTGAATATCTCCCTGATTCAAAAACACGGACGCAATCGCCTCAAAAAATGATGGCACTAGTTTCGTATTTGTCTCTTTACAATATAACCAAAAAGGGCTTTCATTTTCAACACTTAGGGACATGGAAGCACTGGCCTCAATAGCCTTGCGCGTAAATTTCTGAATAAATCGCATAATATTTTTCTGACGTTTTACATAGTCGGTCTGGCCAAGAATGAGGTCAAAAATGCGCGAATATGGGGAAAGACGTTCTTTACTCGAAGGGTCGACATCTATACCAGATAAATACTGGTTGTCATTGTATTTATATGCATTATAGCGGCGTATACTCGTCATTTTTACTATGTTATCGAGCGAATAACTATACTTTTTATTTACTGCTGCAATAATCTGATTGCGGCTTTGATGAAATCGCGAGTCAAATTCGTCATACATTTTTGTAATAATGTCGTCTTTGAGTGCATCTTCGGCCAAGTCTTGGGTCATGCATTTTTTATTTACTGCGAAACAATTGCTTTTAACATTGCAAAAATAAGATGTGTCATACATACTCGTAGACGATGGAATAGTATCGTCTTTTACCCACTTGCCATTATTGCGAATAAAATATTCATAGCGTGTGCCGCTTCCTGCGCCTTCCTCAGCACCCTCAGCACCTTCACCGCCAGCAGCTTCACCCCCACCACCACCGACACCCTCATCGTCATCTATAACCAGAACTGCATATTGCCCATCTTGAACAAGACGCTTGCCGCGCAACATGTCGCGGATTTCGGACTTGGCATCATTCATTGGCAGTTTCGTCTTTTTCATATAACGACTTGTTAAAAAGGTCTCAAAGTCGGGCGGCGAATAGTTTTTACGTTCATCTTCTAGTTTCTTGAGGAATCCATAGTCCGTAAAATCATATATTTTATCATAGTGTACTTCTACATCCTCGTCGTCTCTCATTTCAAGTCGGTCGTTGTATTTTTTGGTAAGAACAAAATTCTTGCACTCATTCTTTGTATGATTATCTTCCATTCTGTCTTCGTATTTTTTCTTTTCTTGTTTATACAACTGGTCAAAGTCAAAGGGAGTTATGAGATCCTCATTTATTACTGCCATCGTATTCATATAAAGTCGCGCATTGTCAAGACAAATGAGACGATACATGATTTCACTATTCGTAAATGAAACATCTGGGAAAATAGAAGAAATAGATTTTGCCGCCGATATTTCACGTCGTTCAAGTTGTTGTTGTATGCGTTTATGTTCTGCGCTCGCTTTTACCATAGCAACCATAATTGGATAAATAATCTCGGTTTGGACAAGAGATTTATCATCACGCATTCGTATTACTTCCGAAAAGTCATCGGGATAACTTTTCTTCAATTCATTATAAACCGCAACAACATCATCAAAATCTTCCGGATCAATCGTGCCACCATTCTTTGCTTCCACTTTTTTTGCGGACATTGCAATAGCTCGTTCAATGGGTGTCTTTGCAAAAGATGAAATATCATACTCAAATTCTGTTTTAGATGGCGGGGGTCCTAATGATGCTGCTGCACCCGCACTCACACCTACACCACCTCCTGCAACTGCTCCAGCCGAACGACTTGGTGTATTTTGTTGGCGGTTATCGACATTTTTATAGTTCTCCGGTGCCAAACCATAAACACTAAGAATATCTGTCTCGAAATCAACCTGTCGTGAATCTTTTAGCAAATTGAATAAACTGGACGAAGCGGCATATTTTGCAGCATATTTTGCAGCAGAAATTCCGGCATACTCGCGTGCAGTTTGAACCAGCGTTTTTTTATACTCTAGCACTTTTTGCTCAATCATAGATGCGAATACTGAATACTGCCGCGTAGTCAAGTCACGCATATATACCATGAAGGGCTGAAGCACCGCAACGTAGTTGCCTAGCGTTATACTTCCCGTCACATATTTACTCATAACATCAATCAATAGCTCCGTATTTGGAACAAACATTTCAATGAATTTCCTATATTTTTCATCGGAGTCTATATCCTGGTCAGCAACAAACGAAACAAAACTAGATGCAAGTGTTGCAATTTCATCAGAAGAATATTGACTACGCGACTCGCGTTCTTGCAATTCAATTGTTTTTTGGGTAATACTTGTATTTTTACGAAGCAAATTCCAGTATGGAATGAAATGCCTGTTTGCATCAGCACGACGCATGATATTTGTATTTGGTAGTGAAATATTTGAAAAATTCATTGCAGGTTCGGGTAAACTTAAATAAGATGTAATGTCTATTTTATCACTTTTTGTAATGGGGACAACTTCGACGATTTCGTTTGTTTTACGTCCATAGGAAATACCTCTTTTAATTTGTATCTGTGAAAGACCCATATTGTAGGTCTGTATAACAAATCGATTTCGTTTTATTTTGTCGCCTTTGACTATACTTGAGTAAAAATCAGTCAAGTTGTCTAATACTGCTGCGATATTTGTTTGTATAAATTGTGTGGTTGCAGTTTCTGGTGTAGTGAATGGTGTAATATATGAATTCATCTTTGCAATATATGAAAGGAATGATTCTTTATTTGAGGCATAGTCTTCAAATAGCGCATTGGATTCTTCCAGATTTTCTTCCATGTTGTTTATCGTAAAGTCGGATGTATTGGATGACTCGACATAGTAAAATTTGCGAATATTTTTGGCTACAGGAAGAAGCCAGAATAGTTTCTGATTTAAGGCTAGCAGTGACTTTGCGAGAGGTTTATAATGCTCCAACCTACGTTCAGGAATAATCGCGTTTCCATTCGTGTCAAAATTGGAAAACTCGTCGCGGAGCTGCTGAAAACGTTCAATAATAGTGTGAATGTTATTTAAAACCGACTTTGTCCTATCTGCATTAGGGTATTTTGATACCAATTCATTCAGAAGGTCGCTTGTTTGGCTTTCAATGCTGTATCGTTTTTGTTCTTCGGGGAGCTCGACATACTGGATAATAGGCTCTAATTCTTCACCAAAAACGATTGAATCTGCATCAAAAAGGATTTCCTTTAGCGCAGATTGGATTTCTTCGACGGGGGGCGCCGCGGCTGCTTCGCCTGCAGCACCGGGTGAAGATGGAGATTTTCTTATGCGACTTATAGAAATTGGTTCAACGCCGATTTCTTCTTGTTGGCGAATCGCTGCACCTTCTCCTTCGGGACCCTCACCAACCAATGCTCCTGATGCCGCTGCTACAAGCGATTTCTCTTTTTCCTCGATAATTGTGGGAGGGCTGCGTATTTTTATCGTTTCAATGGGTATATTTTCAGGGATACCCTTGTATTCGAAATCAATATAAAATACTTGTTCGCCAGGGTATGCTTTTATTTCAATTCTATCATTCTCTAAATTCGTGATTTGGCCAGTAATAATAGTTGGCAAGTCTCCACCAAAACGGATATCAATCCATTTGCCAGGAATCAAACCATTTTGGCGCGAATATTCGGGATGTTCTGGAGAATCTAAAAGATTAATTCCTGTAATAGATTCATCTGTGAATCCTCCGGATGGACTCATAGTAAGCACCAGACGTGATGCATTGGATGCATTTATTAGTTTAATTTTATGTTCGTCGATGTATATTATCAAATAAATCTGGTCATTTATAGTTGAATTTGTTGGAGCAACGATTTGTATAATATCACCTATACCAATGTCAACACTTTGTGTTTGTAGTTGTTCTTCTTTTGGTGAAGGGGATGATGGTTCTGACATTGATTACTTATATATATAACAGAATTTTTTATGAACGTATATATATGAATATGGAAATATATGAATATATGAATATATGAATATATGAATATATGAATATATGAATATATATATGAATCAATATTTATTTATTTTTACTACTATATTATTAAATCTACCTAACCATTATTAACCATTATTAACCATTATAATAGTTATCAAATATACATAAAGACATCTACATAAAAGTATACATACACGCGCATATATACTTTTTACACAGCATACCGCCGGATTCCAATACAAAATGTATAATCTTAAGAGCATTGAGGGTTTTGATAGATTGTTGCAGTTGATTCGAGAACAGAATGGCAACAACAAGAAAGACAACGAGGACCAAGAAAGTAAATCACAAAGTCAAAATACAACAAACGTTGACGAAGAAATTCAGAAAATCCTTAATAATCTTAAATTAACAATGAAACATTGGAAGACTGCGACGGGAATGTATTCGATTATTAAATACGACAAACGGGGTATGGGTGTTACATATGAAGATTATAAAACGATTGGTATGTTGCGTTCAGTAGTCGTGAACGAGGAGGGAAAAATCGTTTGCTATTCGCCACCCAAGTCGCTATACGTGACAGAAGAACTTGAAAAGCATTTTGATGCAAACAACATCATGTCTGGATTGTCGGACGAAAATACAAACGAGTGGTATGCTGAAGAGTTTGTAGAGGGGACGATGATTAATCTCTTTTACTCGAGTGGACCAAGTGGCGAAGCATGGGAAATTGCCACAAAGAATACGATTGGTGGCAAAGTGCTATTTTACTCGCCTAAAAATCCAAAAGATGAGATTGAAGTAAGAGAGAGCGATACATTTCGCAATATGTTTTTTGATACGTGTGCAAAGATTGGTTTTAACTACGAGGACTTGCCGAGAGATGTGGTATATAGTTTTGTGTTGCAACATCCTAAAAATCGCATAGTTTTACCGATTACGGAGGCATCGATTTATCTTATTGCTGTGTATCGTCTAGTTAACAACGACAGCAACCTAGAAGTCATTCAACATAGTCGCGACGGATTTCTAAAAAATATTATTAAATGTGATAAAATCAAGACACCCAAAGCTCTTTCATTGAATGAGGATGGCGCGGGTGTATGCTCAGACTACACATTTAAAAATTTCAAGAAAGAATATGCATCGATGAATTCGGCATACAATATGATGGGAGTAGTTTTTTACAATATGGTAACAGGTCAGCGACTTAAGTTACGCAATCCGATGTATGAGATGGTGAAAAATGTTCGCGGAAGCGATCAAAAAATTCAATTGCAATATTTGACTCTGCGCCATGGCGGACGTGTAGCTGATTATCTGAAAGATTTTCCTGAGTATAAGAGCGTCTTTAGCCACTACCGCAGCCAATTGCATTCGTTTACACGCAACTTGCATCAAAATTATCTGGATTGTTTTGTTTTTAAGAAGAAACTATTTGCTGAGTATCCTGCGCAATATAAAAAATACATGTTCGTGTTGAATAAGAAATATATTGAAGAACTGCGTGAGAATAAGAATAGCGTTACATTTAACTATGTGGTTGAGTTTGTAAACAAAATTGATCCTGGGTCGCTTTTGTTTTCACTGAACTATGTTGTTAAGCAGCATAAGACGGAGATTCAAAGACTGGAGGAGCCTATTGCAAATGTAGAGACTTCGCATTAACATATAACATATAACACGTAAGATATAACATATATAAAACCAACTTAAATACTAATCATATACTATATATAGCATACCAAACCATAATGGTCAAAACAAGAAGTCAGAATAGTAAAGATAGTGTTACTAGAAGCACCATCATTACCGAAGGTGTTGTTACAAGGTCACAAAAACATCAAAACCAAATCCAAAACCAAATCCAAGACCAACATACTCCTGTTCAAAAAGCATTAAAAAAGAAAGTGTTGCCCAAGATCGAGTTAACAGATAGAATTAAAAAGCAAATTAAAACACGTCAACAACTTCGTAAACAAATACACCAAAATCAAACATCTATTTTGAATGAGATTCATATGGATGCAAAAACATCAAAAACCCAAAACAATCAAGAGATGACTTCGGTTTGGAAGAATTTTGAGTCTATTTTCAAATACATCGATGACTTTATGCGCTTCAAGAAACGTGTAGAGGATACATCTATATATATAATTTAATATGCATGTGTATATAAAAGTATATAAAAGTATTTTCAAATATTAAAATACAATACGCAATTTTATTTTAATATTTTTAACTTAAATGTCAGTCGATAAAAAACACACACTATGTTTGAATATGATAGTAAAAGATGAAGCACATATAATTGAAAACACACTTACAAAACTTCTGAATAAAGTAAAAATAGACTACTGGGTTATTTCAGATACAGGGTCGATAGATAATACAAAAGAAATTATTGTCGACTTTTTTAAACAAAAGGGTATACCTGGCGAACTTTATGATGACATGTGGCAAGATTTTGGTTATAATCGCACAAAAGCATTGATGCATGCATACAATAAAAGCAAATACTTATTAATATTTGATGCAGACGATGAAATATGCGGCGACTTTCAATTGCCAAATTTCAAATTGGACGCATATAGTCTTCGGTTTGGTGATGCGAATGGAATACAATATACGAGAACACTGCTTATTAACAATAAAAAAAAATGGAAATACGTAGGGGTGTTACATGAATACATTACATGTTGCGAAAAATCAAGCGACACGAGTATTATTCAAGGTAACTACTATGTCATTTCCGGTAGAACAAGTAGTCGTAACAAAGACAACAATAAATATTTAAAAGATGCACATATTTTGGAAAATGCATACAAAGAAGCTGTTCAAAATAAAGACGAGATATATAATCGTTACGGATTTTACTGCGCGAATAGTTACTATGATGCTGGCGAATATAATGAAGCGCTAAAATGGTATAAAATAACCCTAGAGAATAAAAATTGGACACAAGAAAAATATGTATCATGTCTGCGTTTGTATACTATTTACAATAATATGGGTGAGACTGAAACCGGAATTTTTTACCTTGTTAAGGCATTTTCATATGACACGGAACGCGTAGAATGTTTACACGAGCTTCTCGTATATTATTCCTCAAATGATATGAATAATACTGCTTATAACTATTATCGAATAGTGAAACCATTTTATGACGATATTTTTTTGACGGAAAATGGCGAATGTATAATGAATGGTAAACTTTTTTTGGATGTAAGTAAAGCGAACTTTTACGTGCCATATTATATGATTATTATAGCATATTATGCAAACGATATAGAAACAGGGATAAAAATGTATAAAATTCTATTTACAAAAAAATATCCGGAGATGAATCGTTTTTATATCGGAAATTTACTTTCTAATATTCAGTTTTATATTGAAAGGGTTAAAAATGACACAGAATTTATGAATTTATTCAGAGAATATATTTTATTTTTATTATCACGTAGTTACCCAGTTGAAATTCATGATGTCATGGATAAATACGAAAAATATGGAATAGTGGTCCCAAATAAAGAGAGAGAAGAAATTATATTCATGAATAATAGAATATTTACAAAGGAATATTGTGAATCAAGCAATAAAATATTATTTTATACTGGATATTTGAAAGATAATTGGAATTATACATATAGTTTGAATAATCCGGTTGGTGGTTCAGAAACTGCAGCAATATCTCTTGCAAGAAGTTTGCCTCAAAAATACGAAATATATATTGGTGGCGATGTAATCGAAGAAAAAATAGACAATATTACATTTATAAACCATAGTAACTTGAACACTTTGTTACGAAACACTGCATTTCATACCATTATTGTTTCAAGATATGTTAACTTTTTTGAATTTTACAGATACATCTATGCATACCAAATATATATATGGGCACATGATATACACTTAATAACATATGGTTCAAACTCTATTCCATCAGACATATTACTTCTTAATGATTCTAAAATAAAAGGGTGTATTTGTCAAACCGAGTGGCATAAAAATTTATATGAAACATCATATAAAAGTCTAGTAGATAAAATACATGTTATAAATAATGGAATCGATACCTCGATGTTTGAGGCCGTCGACACCAACGCCAACACCAAGATCAATGTAACAATATCAATAACAAAAGTAAAAAATCGTTTTATTTATTCGTCATGTATGGAAAGAGGTCTTGAACGACTGCTTGAGTTATGGCCACAGATTTGTAAAAACCTGGAAAATGCCGAATTGTATATATGCACGTATAATAATTTCCCAAGGACGGATAGTCATAACTACGAAAAAGATATGAAAATTAAAAAAATGATGGATAGATATAGTAACGTTAAATATATGGGCAAATTAATTAAACCAGACTTATATGCACTAATGTCGACATGTGAATATTGGTTTTATCCAACGAACTTTAATGAAACATCATGTATTACTGCAATGGAAATGCTTATGTCTGAAGTCATATGTATTTATTATCCGATGGGAGGGCTGGTGAATACGATGAGCGACTATGGTATCCAAGTAAATGAAAGCGACGAAATAGAAACTATCACGGAGCTATCGGCATCAACGCCTTTTGCCGAAAGTAGGAAAAGGGAAATACGGCGGCGTGGAAAAGAATACGCAATGTCGTGTGAATGGAAAAATAGGAGCAAAATGTGGGAGGATTTGTTGTTTAATGATGTTGGCGATAGCCTGTCTGCAGTTGCACCTCTGCGGTTATCATACGTCGAAAAACAAATGGTTGCACTACATGAACGCGATATAGTTCCACATGGCCATAAACGTGTATTGAATGATATTAGTAAACATTTTACACCAAAAGTTATTTATGATATTGGTGCATGTGTTCTTCACTGGACACGCGAAGCTAAAAAAGTATGGCCAGAACCGGAATGCATTACGATAGCATTTGATGCAATAAACGAAGTGGAAGCATTATATAAATCAAAAGGTATATTGTATCATATTGGAGTATTAAGTGATGAAGATAATAAGTTAGTAAGATTTTATGAAAATAAGGAAATGCCTTGTGGTAACTCATACTATAAAGAAATAGGACACGCACACGCGGATATAGTTTTTCCCGAAGATAGATATACAGAAAAGTGCACGATGACACTTGAATCTGTAGTCCGACAAAAAAACTTTCAGCTGCCTGATTTGGTAAAAATCGATGTTCAAGGTTGTGAGCTCGATATTCTAAAAGGAGGAATAAATATAATTAACCATGCAAAATATTTGATTATAGAGTTACAAAATATTCAGTATAACCGAGGCGCGCCATTAGAATACGTAACGATTAAGTATTTGAACGACAACGGATGGGAAATAGTTGAAGCAAAATTTGTAGATAATGGCCCCGATGCAGATTATTTATTTATAAATACGCAATGGGTTGAATCTCAAAATATATGATGATTTGTAGAGAAATATAAATGTAAAGAAAATATACAAATAATTATTTATAAAATGGTATATAAATAATTGGCGTTTGAACTAACCAACACGATTTATCTTTCAATCCAAACCTCTAATGTTGAACCAATCGCTAAATTACTACCATTATCATCGAGAACTTTAACTGATGTTATACCACTAGTTGCTAGAGCAGGTTGATATATATTATTTACAATTACTGGCACACCACCACTAAATCCACCACCAGTACTTTGAATAGCAACTATTGAATTAGTAGATGAATAATTTGGAATATAATTTTGATAAGGACCAAATTCACCGGTTGGTGCAGATGGAACACCTTCAGCTGGAAATTGTCCCATATATCCAAATATATTTAATAAAAATGTTCCTGTTGGATTTATTTGACCTGAATATACGTTAGTTGTATCACCATTTAATTGAAATCTACATCCTGTATTTGAAAAGTTACTCGTTCTAGTTGAGCGCAATCTTCCTCTAAAATGTAATCCTGTTCCATATTGAGGTATATTCGAAATTGTCATTGTTACTGCAAGACTAGTTAATTGAACCCTTTCAACACATTGTGCAAACGGGAGAACCCATCCAGTAACTCCTAACCCTAAAGATGGGATATATTGTAGTATAATATTAGTGTCTGATTCAAAAATTAATTGTCCAGGATATGGAATTGTCGGTCTTGTTGTAGAAGTTACAACTTGTGGCGAAGGGCTCCATAAAAGACCTGTTGTCGTCAGTGATGAAGCAGTTAAAACATAATTATCTGTTCCAACTCCCAATCTTGCAAGTGTAGATGACGTTCTGGTTAATATATCCCCCTTAGTGGTTAATGTGGTTGTTCCGCCTTCTGGGCCTGTTGCACCTGTTGCGCCTTGTGAACCTGTTGCGCCTTGTGGACCTGTTGCGCCATTGTATGCAGCTTGCATGTATGTAACAATGATAGATGGAGATTCCGGAGAATTATTTGGAACAATACCATCTGGTGCAAACCTTGTTAAAGAAACATTCGATGAACTTGTACATTTTATATAAAATTCAATATAATCTCCTGCATTTAAATTTAAAAGATAATTCCAACTGATTATATTTCCACCTGTTCTTGTGGCAATATTTATTTGTCCATCTGTATCCGATACATTAGATCCATTTCTTTTAATCCAAATATTGATTATGTCGTTGCCATTCCCGCTTGAAGTTGTCGTCACCTGAGCCGAAAATTGTACATTGTATATTCCCGCATATGTATTATAAATGCGAGATGTTGGCACCCCAATATAGACCCCATTTGTAGCACTTGCATCGGTTGAATTTATTGTAATTGCATTTGCGGATCCTATTGCGTATGGACCTTGTATATTTGTATCATAAAATGAACCATAATATCCTGTTGCACCACCTGCGCCTTGAGGACCTATTGCACCGGTTGCGCCTTGTGGACCTGTAACACCTTGCGGTCCTGTAACACCTTGCACACCTGTTGCACCTTGTGGACCTGTAACA